TAAATATTTCTTTTGTAATGTATTGATTATAAGTTTTTATTATATATCTTTGTCTTTATAATGTCAAAACTAAATTATGAGTCCAACAAAGATTATAGTACAAAGACTAAAGAAAGAGACATATAGTGATATGGAATTAGCTATAAAGTATTATTCTATTCTATCTGCTATAAACACTCTTCATCTAACTGAAAGAGAAATTCAACTTATTTCTTTTACAGCTATTAAAGGAAACATTACATATGCTAATGTAAGAGAAGAATTCTGTAAGACATACAATACAACATCTCCTACGATTAATAACATTATTTCTAAGTTGAAGAAGATAGGTATATTTGTGAAGGAGAATGGAAAGGTGAAGGTGAATCCTGTCATTGTTATTGATTTCAAGAAAGATTTAATGTTAGATATAAAACTAGTACATGGAGAAACCACAATCAATGTCAATGAAGGAATGGATCATCAAGAAGATGTCCATTAATATGGTGATATCAGAGAAGGTGATTGACGCTATTGTTGTACATCAATTTGATTCAGCTAATGATGCTTTGAATATACATAAGAGTGTAGAGATTTCTGGATTTGGAAAATTCTATTTCAATGATAAGAAAGCTCTTGCACAATATAATAAGTTATTAGCTATCAAGAAGGCATATGAAAGAATGCTTTCAGATGAGAACATTACAGCTACAAAAAAGAATGCTGTAGAATTTAAATTACAAATATTAGAATCTAGTATAAAGACACTAAAACCAAAAATCAATGAGTCTGAATCAAGTGATTGAGGGATGGAAGAATCATCTTCTTCCTGAAGAAAGAAAAAGAGCTTTCATAGAACACGTTAGTTCTACAAGATTAGCTACATGTAACGAATGTGAAGAACATTCTTCTAATAAGAAAGAGTATAAGAGCTTAAGGCTAGATGCACATTGCACAAATTGTGGATGTACGTTAGCTGCAAAGACTAAATGTTTAACCTGTGAATGTCCATTAAAGAAATGGCTTCCACAACCAATGCCAGAAGACAATGGATCCACTACGTAAAATTCCTTTGGAAATGCTTATTCAAATTCTTCAAGAGCTCTACGATGGTGGAGCTGATTATGTTGATATATCAGGAGACACAGATGTTGATGGTATTCCAAGAGATACAATTAAGATTACAGTGAAGCCTGAATACATATCTGATATAGATGATAGTCTAACTTTAGAACAGGAACTAACTATGGAGTGGACAGAAGAAGATGATAGACCATCAGGTCTTTCTGACGAGGATATAAATGATTTAATATAATGGCAAAACCAAACTACTATAGCCAAATTACAAAAACGCTCAATCGTTTACAAAAGAGTTATCCAACATACAATATGGGAAGACATCTCTCAACAGCATTGTATGAATATAATGACCTTTGGGGTGTAAGTGATAAAGAGCTTCTTCTTGCTTTAGAGAAATATGAAATAGAGCTTAACATAGATTATCCACACGAAGATGAAGATGATTTAAAGAAGATAATAAAAGGTGGCATGAATTTAGAAAGAATGTTCCTTGAGGAAGACGAGGACTAATATTAATAAAAACCAACTACATAATGGAAAACACACACGAGTTGAAAACTGTACATGATCCTTTGTTTTGTAAAGAAGGAGATATTGCTTTTGTTTTAAATACAGAAAAAGAATATCAAAGTACAGAAGATAAATTTTATAACCCTGGAGATATACCAGCTTGTAATCCAGAAAACACTTGTGAAATAATACAAGACTTTTTAGAAGAAGGTAGAGAAGATAAATTCTCTATATTTCGTAGCATACAAAGTGAATGTTATGATGAGATATATCAATGTCAAAATAGAATAGAATCTTATAAAAAGAAAATCAGAGCAGAGATAGATGATATAAAAGTGTATAGACAGAAGATAGATGAGTCGTTTAATGAATACATAAAATAATGGCAATAAAAAAAACTACATACATAACAGCAGAACTTGAATGGGCTGAGGAACAGTTATCAAGCTGGAAACAATACGTTGATGCAAATCCTTTACATACATTAGAGGATAGAATCAAGTGGAAAGAAACCAAAGCTGGTGGAGCAATGCCTATGGTGATTGCATCTATTGAGGCACAGGGTAAGTTTGTACAAGAGACAATGAAAAACTATTTAGCTCTTCTTGAACAAGTTGAGAAACTACGTGAGAAAGAAGAAGCAAAGGTGGTGCCTGTAAGAGGTGGTGTTGAACTAGGAAGTATGGCAGAGGATTTCTTAAAAGGTAGAAAATAATGAATGGATTACAAAGTATTGATTACAAAGACTGGTTTATAAATCAGAAAAGAGTTCCACAAAAAGACTCAGATGAATATAAAGCATTTTATGCTTTCCATAAACAATTATGTATGGATGGTTGTATGATGGGAGGCGTGTATATCAATCCTTTTTTATATTGGCATTTGAACTTCTGGAATACAGAGGTGGATGTTATAGATGAGCGTGGTAGAATATCACAAAAATATGCCAATCCTTATCTACGTGATAATGAATGGATTATAACAAATGAAATAGATAGAGCACATAACGAAAAGAAAGGCCTAGTAATTCTAGGAATCAGACGTTTAGCTAAGTCAGTAATTGAGAGTTCTTACATAGGTCTTGGAGCTACATTTGATGAAAACTCCCAGAACATTATTGCAGGATTGAATGCTCCCGATATAAAGCTTATCACAGATAAGATTGACAAAGGACTTAACTTCTTACCAGAAGCCTGGAGATGGCAGAGAGTGGAAGACAATTGGAAAAACCAAGTTACATTAGGAATCAAGACAAAAGCTGGAGAGAGAATACCGTTCTCTCAGATTCTTATTCGTAACTTAGATGGTGGTAACAATGAGGAAGCTATTGCAGGTACAAAACCAAGAAGGCTTATTATTGATGAGATAGGTAAAGGTAACTTCTTAAGAGGTTTTCAAGCAGCTGTTCCTGGTTTTACAACACCATTTGGTTGGGGATGTAGCCCTATTCTTACAGGTACAGGTGGAGATATGCAGAACTTCATGGACGCAAAAAGCTTAATGTTTGATGTGGCCAATTTTAACTTCTTAGAATACAACAGTGCTAAGGATGAACAAAGAATCCATGGATTATTTATTTCACATAAATATAGAATGGAAGCTAAAGAGCCTTCTTCTTTAGGTGCTTTTTTAGAACAACCATTAGATTCAGATTTACATAATGTAAGTATGTTAGTTTCTAATGAAGAAACAGCAGACAAAATTACAAACGACAATCTTGAGAGATTAAAGAAAGCTGGTGATAGACTAGCTTATTTAAAAGAAAAGATGTACTACCCACAAGAAGTGGATGATATATTCTTAAATGAGGATACAAACATATTTGATATTGAAGCAGCTAAACGTCAGAAATCCAGACTGTTAGCTCAAGAGAGAACAGGAACACCTGTTGTTCTATATGATGATGGTCAAGGAGTGAAACATGAGTTTACAGATAAACTTCCTATATCAAATTTCCCTCTTAAGAATAGTGACATGAAAGATGCTCCTGTAGTGATATATGAATTTCCTGTTGATAGTCCTCCATATGGATTATATGTAGCAGGAATTGACCCTTATAGACAAGGTAAGTCTGCATATTCAAGTTCATTAGGATCTGTCTATATATACAAACGTATGCATGCTATTTCTGGAGAGAAGTATCAAGATATGTTTGTGGCCAGCTATTGTGCTAGACCAGACAAGAAAGAAACATGGGAAGAACAAGCTAGATATCTAATTAAGTATTATAATGCTAGAGCTTTATGTGAAAATGATGAAATATCTTTTATAGACTATATGATAGCTAAAGGAGACTCTCATTATTTAGAAAGACAACCAGATTGGTTAAAAGAAATAGTTCCAAACACCACTGTAAGAAGAGATTTTGGAATACATAGATCTTCTGAGAAAATACGAGACTTCTTACATGGAGCATTGAAGAAGTATACAGAAGAAGCTATACATGTAGAGAAAGATGAAGATGGAAACATTATATCAGAGATAAAAGGTATGTCAAAGATATTTGATCCTGTCTTGTTAGAAGAGATGATCCAATATAATGAACAAGGTAACTTTGACCGTATAATTGCTGCAGAACTTGCAATAGCTTTAGCGATGAAACTAGATCCAATTATGGGAAAAATAGGTGGAGAGGAAGATGTAAGAATTAAATCAATGTTCACTAAGAACAAAAAGAATATGCTGTTCACAGAGAGCAGATCAATGTTTAACTCACCAAAAAATAAAATGTTTAGATAACATGGCAATAATTAGATATACAAAAGATGCAACAATCAGGTATGCATACTTAAACATCTTTCCTGATCAGTTTAAGACAGAGAAAGAAAAGCAAGACGAGAGTTGGATCAAGAACACAATGGATTATTTCTCTAATAAAGCATATGCTGAATATGTAAAGAATAGAGATACATTTGTTAAGAATTACGATCTTATGAAAGGCATTCTTCGTATGGAAGATTTCTATCAAGAACCAGAGGTGAGAAGCTTTACAGATGTGTTAACATCTGATTTAGAACTTCCTGCTTATGTAAAGATGTATTCTATTATCACCACTCCTGTAAATGAATTAGTAGGAGAAATCAGCAAAAGACCTGATACATTTAGAGTGAAAGCTTTTGATGAGGATAGTCAATCAGAAGAGTTACAGTTTAAAACAGATACATTACAACAATATGTAATGAGTCAAGCTAGACAACAAATCATGGCAAAAGCTGCTATGGAAGGAAATGAAATTCCTGAAGAAGAACTTGAACAAATGACAATGCAACAAGTTCAAGATCAGTTAGATAGCTACACTTCTGTTGCTGAAAAATGGGCAAACCACATTCTTACTTGTCAAAAAGCTGAATTCAATTTAAAAGAAAAATCAGAAGATGCATTCAGAGACATGCTTATTTCTGCTAGACAATTTTATCACATATATGAAGACAATTCGAAACTTGGTTTCAACATCGAAGTGGCTAACCCAAAGAACACCTGGTTTCTTACTACTCCTGATAGAAAATGGATATCTGATCCCACAGGTAGAGCTCAGGGAGCCTATGCTGCTGGTACAGTACAAGTTATGGAGCTTTCAGAGATCATTGAAAGCATACCAGATCTTACAAAAGAGGAAATCGATCACTTACGTTCATCATTACAAGACTATGGATTAATCAATGTTAGAGAATCTAACCTTGGTAACCCAGATGCTATTCCTGGACAAGATTCTGTAATGTATGATACATTTGACCCTCTTGTTCTTCAGACACGTATGATTATAGAATCAGAAATGAAAGAGAACAATGATGGATTAAAAGACTTCTTAGGTTTAACTAATAACGTAAGTTCATTTGGTTATAAATATGTTGTTGTGCGTTCTTATTGGATTTCTAAAAGAAAGATAGGTAAGCTTATCTATATAGATGAGATGGGTAATGAACAATCTATGCTTGTTGATGAAACTTATAAATCAGGCACAATGCCTACACAACAATCATTAGAATGGGGATGGATTAATGAATGGTATCAAGGAACTAAGATTGGACCAGACATCTATCACATTAAACCATTCAAGCTTTTAAACTATTGTCCTATTATAGGAACAACATATGAGGTGAAGAACACAGAAGCTAAAAGCTTAGTTGATCTTATGAAACCTTTCCAAGTGTTATATAACGTATGTATGAACCAATTGTACAAACTTCTTGAGAAAGAAGTGGGTAAGGTTCAACTTATGTCATTAAGACATATTCCTATTCCTAAAGATGGAGATGCACAAGATGCTCTTGACATATGGGAAATGGAAGCACGTAATAGAGGAGTGGTATTTATTGATGACTCTCCAGAAAACATGAAGAGTCCTAGTTCATTTAATCAGTTTACAGCTCTTGATCTTACACGTACACAGGAGATACAATCTAGATATACACTAGCACAACAACTTAAAGCTGAGTGTTGGGAACTTGTAGGTATGTCTAGACAACGTATGGGATCTATATCAGCATCAGAAAGTGCTACAGGTACTAACACTGCTATGCAACAAAGTTATTCTCAGACAGAGCCTCTATTTGTGGCACATGAATATGTAATGGGACAATTGTACCAAGCTATTATAGATGCTGCTCTTTATGTAGAATCATCTAAACCACAATCTACACTTTCATATATTACAAATGAAGGAGAAGCTGCTTTTGTACAAGTGAATGGATCAGATCTTAAATTCCGTGACTTGAAAGTGTTCTTAACTAATAGACCTGAAGATACACAAATGTTTAGTGAGCTTCGTCAATTGGCACAACCTTTGATGCAGAATGGTGGTTCATTATACGATGTTATTGAGCTTTACAGCACTAAGTCTATGAGAGAAATGAAGAAAACATTCAAAGACCTTAGAGATCAACAACTTGCTCAACAACAACAAGCTCAACAACTTGAACAACAAAAAGTTGAACAACAAGCTCAGCAAGCACAAGCTCAAATACAACAAGCTATTCAAATAAAACAAGCTGATCAAGCTCATGAGGATTACCAAAACGAACTTGATAGAATCAATAAAAAAGAAGTTGCTCTTATTAACGCATTAGGTAGAAATGAAAATGCAGCAGCAGATGTTGATAATTCAGGAATAGCTGATGCTTTAGAAGTTAGTAAATTATCAAATGATCAATCTAAAGCTGCTCAAGCATATCAATTGAAAATGCAAGAGATACAAGTTAAATCAAAAGAATCTAGCGACAAGAAGCAAATAGAAATGGAGAAAATTGCTGTAGCTAGAGAGAATATGGCAAACGATCTTGCTGTTGCTAAAGAGAACGCAAAGGGTAGAAATAACAAAAAAGGTTAAAAAAGTTGCCCCTCTTCGGAGGGGTAAATAATATTAATGCTATATTATCTGGAAAATTGGATCACATTGATGTATATTCCTTTGATATTAAAAACTCTTATTATACTTTTACATAATAAACCAAACATAAATACAACTACATATGGCTGATAATTTAGAAACTATGGGTAACTTTAGTATTCAAGATACTATGGAAATGGGTATGGGTAACCAAGAATTGCTTCAAGGATTATTCGAACCTGAGACAGCATCTTCTAATCCAGATGATGTTCAACCTATTATTAAAAACGCAGATGCTCCTGCTGCACCAGATGCACCAGCAGTACCAAAAGGTAAGGACATTGTTCCTCCTAAAAGCGTTGATGGTAAAACAGATGAAGAAAAACAAGAAGGACAATCAATGATTTCTGATTTCTTGAGTGATTCTGAAGATGATGATGAAGATGATACACCTGCTCCAGCAAAACCTGCAAAAGCTACAGAAGCTGCTGCTGATGGAGATGAGGATGAACCACAAGGTACACAGTTCACTGCTCTTGCAAACGATCTTTATAAATTAGGAGTGTTCACTTCTGATGAAGATGAAGATCAAGAACCAATCTCCACTGCAGAAGAGTTCTTAGAACGATTCAATGAAGAAAAGAAGAAAGGTGCAATTGAAACAGTTAATAATTTCATAGGACAATTTGGAGAAGATTATCAACAAGCATTTGAAGCCATATTTGTAAAAGGAGTTAATCCTAAAGAGTATTTTGGAACTTACAATCAAGTAGTTAGTTTTGCTGAAATGGATCTTAGTGATGAAGATAATCAAGCAAGAGTAGTGAGACAAGCATTATTAGATCAAGGATTTGATAATGAAGATATTGATACAGAGATTGAAAGATTTAAAAATTATGGTGATCTTGAAAGCGTAGCTACTAAACATCACAAGGTGTTAGTTAAAAAAGAAGCAGTTAAGTTGCAACAAATGGAAGTTAAGGCTGAACAAGAATTACAACAAAAAGCACAAATTAGAAATCAATATATTAAGAACGTTCAAGACATTCTTAATGATAAAATAAAATCAAAAGAGTTTGATGGTATTCCTATCAGTCTAAAATTAGCAGGCGAACTACAAGACTTCTTATTAGTTGATAAGTGGAAAACTCCTACAGGAGAAACTCTTACAGACTTTGATCGTGCTATTCTGGATATGAAAAGACCAGAGAATCATGCAATGAAAGTTAAGTTAGGGCTCATCATGAAAATGTTAGAAAAAGATCCTACATTATCAACTATACAAAAAACAGGTGTGACTAAAAAGTCTAACGAGTTATTTGGAGAAGTTGCAAGACAAGTAACTAAAGTTAAATCAACTGGAGCTACTGGTTCGAAATCTAATCCTAATTCATGGTTCTTATAACAAAACAAATTAATAATTAACAAAAAAACGAATAAACAATGGCAATTCAAACTATCCCTGGGTTAACAGGTTTTACTTATGCTCGTGTTGCGTCTATGGACAAACGTGCAGTAGGGAAACTTACAGACTCAAATCACTTAGAGAGTTTTCACTCGACTGAGCCTGCAGATTATGATAAAAAGATTATCTCTTTATATACTCAGAGCTCGTTGTACAGTAATGACTTCTTAGACATGATCAACAAAAGCACACCTTATTACATTGATAATAATAGTGATGCTTGGAAATGGCAAGTAGCAGTTCCTTACAAATTCCCAAAAATTATTGACATTCCTGCAACTACGCAAGAATTAATTGATGCTGGTAAAACAGGTATTGATGGTCAAGAATTCACTTTAGTATTAGATACTAATGAATTCTCTAAAAATGCTATCATTTCTGTAGGTACACGTCAATATGGTCCTAGATTCTACGTAATCAAAGATCCTGTGCCTTGGAACATGGGTTACTTATACACATTCACATTAGTAACTGACAACCCAGTTGTTGATTATGTAAATCCTATCTTTTTACAATATGGTGTTGAGCTAGAATTAGTTGACGCTGCTATTGGTGAGTTTGATCAAGACTTATTAGGATTACCAAGATTAGGTGAGCAAATCACTATGTTCGAATCTTTAGGTTCTGCATATGGATATGAGCACAAAATCACTGAGTGGGCTGATGACAAAATGATGAGAGATGCTTCTGGTAAACCATTAGACATTTTAGTATATGCTCCACAAAGACGTAACCAATTACCTTTAACTCGTAATGATGTTAAATGGGAACCGTTCATCGAATTCTGGATGCGTAAATCAATGTTAGAATTGAAAGTTAAACGTATGATTTGGGCTAAGCCTGGTACAGTTAAAACTAACGGTTCTAAACAAGAATTGAAACGTACATCTGCTGGTGTTTACCACAGAATGAGAAACAATGGTAACTTAGTACAATACAACAGAGGTGAGTTCTCTGCTAACTTAATTCGTTCAGTATTTGGAGATTTATTCTACAGACGTGTGGATGTAAAAGATAGAAGTGTTAAAATGTATACTAACGAGGCTGGTTTTGACGTGTTCCAACAAGCTTTGAAAAATGATGCATTAAACTCTGGATTAACTTTCATGGCAGATTCTGGAAACAGATATATGCAAGGTGAAGGACAACATATCACTTACAACTTTGCATTTGATGCAATGGTAACTCGTGAGACTGGTAGAGTTGAATTGATCCACTTAAAAGAATTAGATTTACCTCAAACTAACTTAGAGTTTGGACAAAACAAAAAATCTACTCCAGTATTTATGGTGTTTGATGTTTCTCCAATGTCTGATGGTTCAATGGTAAACAACATTAGAGAAGTGAGAATGAAAGGTGCTCCTTCTATGACATGGGGTTATATTGATGGTACTCGTCACCACTTAGGTTTTGCTAAATCTCAAGGTATGAGTTCTGCTAATAAATTCCCAGGATACGAAATCTGGATGAAAGACAGATGTGATGTATTTATTGAAGACTTATCTAGAACTGTGTTGATTGAGGAAATGCCACAATTCTAATAATAAAATTGAAGATGTATTGCTTCCCATTATAGAACAGCGTACATCTCTTATTTCTGAGAAGAATCCCCTCAACTCCTCTCCCTCCTACGAGGGGATAATTCTCAAACCTAGTGCCCTATTATACATTCTGCTATAATTGAGCACTTTAAAAAAATAAACAAGAGTGATGGATTGGGGTGTCCCTGGTTGCATTTCCATTCAATTGGAACACTCTACAAATCGTGTGGTAGAGCAGTTGGTTAGCTTGCTGGACTCATAATCCAGAGGTCGAAGGTTCGAGTCCTTCCCACGCAACTAAAATAAACCAAATATTATTAAATAACTACATATGGGTAAAAAAGAAACTATACTCAGACTTAGAAGTGAAGGCAAAAAATATAGAGAAATTGCTGAACTTCTAAATTGTAATTTAAGCTCAGTCTATTATTATTTAAAACATGATAAAAATTTAGAACATTTTAGTACTAAAAGAAAAGACATAGAGTATAAAAAAATAAGAATTGGTTCTGTTAATAAAAGCAAAGCTAGAAATAGAGAAGTGGTGTTAGATTATCTAAAAACACATCCTTGCGTAGATTGTGGAAATTCAGATATAAGAGTTTTAGAATTTGATCATGTTAGAGGAACTAAAATAGATTGTGTTTCTGTAGGTGTAAAAGATTCTTGGTCTATTGAAAAATTAAAACAAGAAATAAATAAATGTGAAGTTCGATGTGCTAATTGTCATAAAATAATGACTGACACTAGAAGAAAACATAAATAATAAACCAATAATAACTAAATATTAAATTACGATGGGTAAAACAGGCAAAATTTCTACTATTAAGAGAGAATATAATAGTTCTCAGTTACAAACAATGGATAGTGGGTTAGCACAAAAAGGAATGACAAGAATCCCTGGAACAGGTGTATTCAAATATCCTTATAAGGAATTAGATGGTAAGTATAGAACAGGACTTGATCCAGATGCTGCTTACATTAGACGTATTAAAGATGATACTGAAAGAGAACTTGAAGTTGAAAGAGTAACTGCTCTTAAAGCAAGACTTGAGAGTGAAATAGGTGATATTGACTTAGGGCCACGTTCTAAATTTTGGAACTATGGATTGTCATTATCTCCAGATGATCAAACTCACGTACAAGCAGTTAAATTAATGGATGGTGATAATTATTTTGATTTATCAAATGCTTTCCAAGAAATAGCCTTTTCATGGTTGAGAGTACATCCAACTATTGCATCTTCTCACCAAGCATGGGAAAGAGGAGAATATCCAGCAGAAACACAGTTTTATGTTGTTGATGATGAGATTGAGAATGCAGTGATCTTCAAGAAAAAACAATTGATCAACAAAGCAATTGTTAAGTTTGATTCTATGACTCCTGAGAAGAAACGTAAAGTTGCAAGACTATTAGGTCTTCCAGTATCAGAAGATTCAAAAGAAGAAGTGGTGTATAACTTAGTAGATAATGTATTGAAACAAACTGAATTCAAGAATGGTAAATATTCAGGATTAAATCCAGTTGAAGTGTTCAATAGATTTGCTGACATGAAAGAGAGTTTACTCCATATTAAAGATTTAGTAAAACAAGCTGTTGCACATTCTATCTACAGAATCAAACCTAATGGTAAGGTTTATGAAGGAGAGTTTGAAATAGCTAAAGATGAAGAAGATTTAATTAAATTCCTTGCTGATGATGATAACCAAGATGAGTTATTAGTATTAGAAGGCAAATTAAAAACTAAAAAACTAGCTTCTATTTAAGAGGCTAGTTTTATAAATATAAAAGAATATGATACCAGTAGATAGTTTATTATATAAGATCGATCAGAAACTAAATAAGCTATCAACTAATGAGCACCAACAGATTCAATTAGAAGACAAAATCTTAGCTTTGAATGAGGCTCAGATCAAGTTGATAAAACAAAAAGTTGATGGTCTTAGTGTTACTAGTGGATTAGGGATGGATTCGTTTAAGAAACGTTATGAAGACTTACAAAGTCTTATAATGAATTATAATCACCAACCTCTAGATCTTATATTAAAGAATCCTGAAATAAATCAATGGTGTACGTATGTACACAATCTTGAGCCACAATATATGTTCTATATAGATTCATATGTTTTAGCAGACAAAGGAAGATGTAAGAATAGAAAGATTTGGATTAATCGAGATCTTGCAAAACATGGTGATCTTCAGTTCATTATGAATAACGATCATTACAAACCAAGTTTTGAATACCAAGAAACATTCAACTCTTTATCATCAGATGAGATAAGTTATTTTACAGATGGTACATTCACACCAACAAAAGTTTACATAATGTACATGAGATATCCTCAATATATAAATAAGACAGGATACATAATGTTAGATGGTAGTCCATCATTTGATCAAGATTGTGAACTTGAATTATATTTAGAAGATGAATTGTTAGACTTAACAGTACAAAATCTAGCAATGTATACTGAAAATGCTTCTGCAGCTCAGAGTGCTCAATTCAGAATACAAACAAACGAATAAACTTTATTAACATTTAAAATAAATAAAAATGGCTGATTTTTCATTAACCACGTTATTCGTGGTTCCAGTAGGGCAAACTGATGTCCCTAGCTCTGGCTCAACACAAGACCTTGATAAAGGTACTGTGGGAATCTTTAACAATTTGTATGCTACTGTAACTGGTACGACTATTAAAAACTTTCCGTACTTTTACATTGCACAAGGTAGAACAAACACTTATTTACAAGGATCTAAAAGATCTGATAAGATTGGTGTTGCAACAACTGTAGTACCTGTTCCAGGAACTCCTCAAGTAGCACAAACAATTGTAGCAAAAAATTCTAATGTAACAGAATGGTACAAGGTAACAGGATGTCCAACTGCGGCAAACCAAATTACTGATGTAACTAATTTCACTGTACAATGTGGAGAAGTTATCACGTTAACTTTACGTGCTCACTCTTCTTATATTGATACATTGTATTTCAATGGTTTTACTCGTTCAGTAACTATCCAAGCTCCATGTTGTAATTGTGATGACAATCCATGTGATGATGTAAGTGATAACACTATCATCAATGACTTGATCTATCAATTAAACTTGAAAGCTCCAGGAAACAACCCTGACAACATTTCTTTCTCTACATTCTATACATTTGAAAATATAGGTGGAACTACATTACGTATTACAGGAAAACCATTAACTAAATATGGTCAACCTTGTGATATCGCAGCGTTCCCTTTTGAATATGATAGAATGTCTTTCAGAACTTTTGTTTATTCTGGTCCAGCTACAACTGCTGACTTTATTGTAGCAGATGCTTGTAATTTAGTTGCTGATCCTATTATTAGACAACGTGCTTCTTATGCTACTGGTACATCTGCAGAAATTGCTCAATTAGAGAAAAACTTCTACAGTTACCAAGCTGGTTACTTGAAACATTTATATAGAATGAATGGTTACAACGAGAACTTTGAGTCTTGGGTATCTGATGGTGCTATTTATAACACTTTCTATATTAGATTTAACGAGTATAACAGATCTGAGTACCAATGGGGTGATTATATCATGGAAGATTCTACAGTGATTCTTGCTGTACCTCAAGGTGGTAATGATCTTACAGATGAGTTCCAAGCTATCTTAGAAGGTGCTTTAGGTGCTGTTGTTGATAACAATGCTTGTATCACAACTACAACAACTACTTCTAGTGCTCCTGCATCTACAACAACTACTACTTCTACTCTTATTCCTTAAGAATAAAAGAAGAGAGTAAATTAATAATAACCTATGCCAGGGGATAGAGGATAACTCACATCCTCTGGCATATTTATTTAAAAACAACATGGCAAACTTACAATTAGATATATTAGTAGTTCCTACTTATAGTGTACTTACACTTGGTGTTGCAGATGCTTCTGTATATCCTACCAATCCTCCAGTGGTTTCTGCACCATCTATTGAGATTGACATTCCTGGATTTGGAACCAAAATATTACCTTTTGTTCCTAATGAAATCAATGTATTTACATCATCTAATTTAGGAATAACAGATCCTGGTTGCAATCAAGCTCTTCCTGATGGAATATATAGAATTAAATATTCCGTTGCTCCTGCATATGCAAATTATGTAGAGAAGACAATTTTACGTGTTGATAAACTTCAAGAAAAGTTTGATAACGCATTTCTTCAATTAAATATGATGGAATGTGATAGAGCACTTAAAACACAATCTAGTGTACAATTAAATACAATCAACTTCTTTATTCAAGGAGCTATTGCAGCAGCTAATAACTGTGCAGAATATGAATCAAACACATTATATGCTCAAGCAGATAATATGTTAAACAACTTTTTAAAATCCAACTGTGGTTGTTCTGGTAACAACTACCTAATAAACTTTTATTAATTATGGCACAATGTACTTCATGCGGAGCTAGAGTGGGATGTGGATGTCAATTAACCAATGGGTTATGTGGACACTGTGCATCTAAAGTTGAAAAATAAAAAACCTGATTATGTTATCACCAAGACTAACTAATTGTCCAGAATGTGCAAACATTCCTTCTTTAATTAAGAAAATAGATTGCAAGTTGGCAGAACTTGGCAACAACTTATACAACAATATTTCATATATGTTGAATAAATCTGTGCCTTCTAATGACATACTTCAATTAATTGGATATAGAAGAATTCTTATGTACAAATATTACAATCCTAATTATGTACATACCTACTCTGTACAAATGATTGCTAGTAGAGTGATTCGTCTTACATCAGGATGTGTTAGTAAATGTAATGAACCAGAACGTTGTTTAGAAGAACCTTGTGACATTACAATTGTACCAAATCCTACCAGTACTACAACCAGTACTAGTACCACTTTAGTACCAACCACTACCACTACTAGTTCTAGTAGTACAAGCACGTCAACCAGTACTAGCTCAACAACAACAAGTACCAGTACTACTGCAGTACCTACCACCACTACCACTAGTTCAAGTAGTACCAGCACATCTACGAGTACCAGTACCTCTACTAGCACAAGTACAAGCACTTCTAGTACAACTAGTACAACTACAATACCACCAACTACTACAACAACCACAACAGCTAGTGTAAGTTTTTCACATGGTCTTTCTGAAGGAAAAGCAGACAATACATTAGCTTGTGCTGAAACTGTTGCAGCAATAACAGTGTACACAAGTGGTCCTACATTATCTTTTGGAAGTTTTGTATACACTAATCCAGGATTAACCATTCCATTTATTGGAGGAGCTTTATGGTATAAAAATATATCAGCAAACAATGGAATTAGAACTAGTGGTACTGGACAAGTTAACCAAACTTTCTCTTGTTAAATCTTTTTAAAAATAAAATAATATGTCCAATTGCTCAAATTGTTATAACGGATGTACAGAGATTGTCTCTGACAGATGTGTTAGATATACAGGAATTGATGTTCCTGTCTTAGGAATTCAAACTGGTGATTCTCTATCTTTTGTAGAACAAGCACTAATTACGTTTCTTACATCTACATTAGATGGTACAGGAATTATATTAGATATTAACTCATCAATTATTTGTGATGTAGTGAAACAATATCTTCCAACGTGTAGAGACATTAATGTATTAGATCTTTCTATTGCTTTAATTAAAGCTACATGTAAATTACAGGAAGAATTAGATTTATTAGATGAAGCTATTAATGTTATAGAAGCTCCTTACACAACAAATTGTTTAGCAGGAGTTACATCATCTTCTGGTACACATTCTATATTACAAGTTACAATTAATACATTGTGTACATTAAAAACAGATTTTAATGGACTTCTACTTAACTTACCTAACACATATGTGCAAATAGATGACCTAGATGCTTTAATTCAAGACTACATAGATTCATCTGGTCAAAATACATTAATAAAAAACAGAATGGTTCCTTATGCTGCTGTTCCTTATTATGGTCCAATAACATATTTTAATGGATCTGGAGCTGGTACAGGAGATTGGATTAATATTTATTTATGTAATGGTAACAATGGTACTCCTGATATGAGAGGTAGAACATTAGTTGGTGTTACAGATGGTACAATGTTAGGAGGAACAATGGCAGCAGCAGTTGATCCTACTATTGCAGGTAATCCTAATTATTCTATAGGAACTGTTACAGGAGCAAATCAAATTGTATTAAATAGTAATCAAATTCCTTCACATACACACGAACCTACAGTTACCTCTAGCATTACTCCAAATCCTCATAAACATACTATAGTTAGAGCTTCATCGGATGTAGATGGAACAGCTTTTTCTCCAGGTACAGGAACATTAGGTACAGGAGATACAAGTGAAGTTTCTTTAACTGTAAATGTAAATGTATCAAATGCTATGACAGGAGGAGGTTTAGGTCACTCAAATATTCAACCATCAATTGGTTGTCGTTATATTATTTATATTCCTTAACAACTTATCAAAATGGCATATCCTTTTTTACCAGTCAATCCTTGTTGTACAGAGGTGGTTTTAAATAGTCCTTGTGGGTGTAGTTCTACAATTACCAATAGTAGTTGTAACAACAACAATCCATGTAGCACTCATTTAACTATATCTAGTACTATTGTCTATGATGGTCCTGAATTACCATGTATAGTGGCTGAACCATGTGATACACTTAATGTAGTGTTACAAAAGATAGATGAGATTATTTGTAATTTGATAACACAGATAAATTATCTAACTAATCAAGTTACAAACATCACTAATCAAGTGATAGACATTAATGGTGATATAATTAATATATACAATACATTAGGTGAATGTTGTTCTGCAACTACTACTAGTACATCCACTACAGTACGTCCTTGTGAAAACTTCTCATTAAGTAACACAGGAGATGATCCTGTAGCTATAATTGTTACTGATTGTACTACACAAGAACAAGAAGCTATAGTATTGATGCCAGGAGATACAAATATTTGTGTTATAACAGATAGTCCTCTAACTGTTCCAGGTACAGTGATTGTTACACCAAACGGTCCTTGTGCTCCTTTAACAACTACCACTACATCATCTTCTACCACTAGTTCAACTAGTTCTACAACCACCACTACAACAACAGCAATTCCTTGTGAATGTCTTACATTCTCTAACAGTGATTCTGTTTCACATTCTATAAGTTATGAAGATTGCACTGGTACATTAATTAGTGGACTTCTTATAGATGCTTACGAAACTATAAAAGTTTGTGGATGTTGTGGACTTGCTGATAGTGAGTTTGTAACTATTAATATTGGTGCAAATTGTATTGATGACCAATGTCCAACTACTACCACTACCACCACTGCAGAATTATCTTGTATAGAAATATCAATTGATGTTAGTACAAATTGTCCAGATCAAGATTATGCATTAATTCAATATACAGATTGTGAAGGAAATGTTCAAACAGTTGAAACTAGTTCAGGTGAATTACTTACATTCTGTATGTTAAATTATCCACCTCCTGTATATTTATGTGGAACTGGAGGTTTTCAATATGGTGAAGCTTGTGCATTAACAACTACAACAACCACTACAGTTCCTGCAACTACCACTACAAGTAGTTCTAGTTCAACTACAACAACTAGCAGTAGTTCAACTACCACCACAACTACTATTGCACCAACAACCACTACTACTACTAGTATATTTTGCGATTGTTATGTTTATGAAGTTACTGTAACTGAAGAACAGTTATTGGATAGTGACAATGGTATAGTTTACGTGTATGTAGATGAAGCTTGTTTTTCTAATGAATATTACACATTCTTATTTAATAAAGCTGGAACTGAAACTATTTGTGTAAGTAGAACTAATACATTTATTGAACAATATATAGAAATAGGTGGAGAAAATACTAAGGTGTCAGATCCTATAAAACTTAATGAATGTTGTCTTGCACCTATGTTCATATCTACTGAAAATAAAGAAACTGCTTCACCAGTTATTTGTGATTATGCATTAACTACCACGTTATATATCAAAACTGTTGGTCTTAATAAATATGCATATACAAATCCTGATGGTTCTGGTCCTTTTAATGGACTTAACAGATGGTGGCATATACAAATACTTGGAGATGCTTCAGGATATGTAGAAATTAGATCAGATGGACGTGTTGAATATCCAATAAGTTATTGTTAATAATTTAAAATAAATAATAATGGTTGAGTGCTCTCAAATAAATAACACAAGTATAATAGGAACGAGTGCTGTCAAATATGATAGCACTCCACTTCCTTGTACAAATGTAAATACGTGTGATGGATTAAATGACATTCTTAGTAAATTTGATGCTGTTATATGTGATGTAAAAGCTAACGTTGACATTCTTACAGAAGAAATAATTACTCTTACAGAAGATGTAATGGTTATTACAGAAGATATAACTAACATATATAGTCAATTAAATGTATGTTGTCCAACTACTACAACTACTACTACTGTTGTACCAACAACAACTACCACAACCACAATAGTTCCAACAACAACCACTACTAGTAGTTCAACAAGTAGTACAACAACATCAACAACATCAACAAGTAGTAGTACAACTTCTACTAGTACAACTGCTACTCCTACCACTACAACAACTAGTAGTTCTACAAGCACATCTACTAGTACCACTACTATAGCACCAACCACTACTACCACTACAACTCCAAGTGGTCTGAGACAAGGTTCAATATCAAGTACATCTCATCCAACAGATGCTTGTAGTGAAATTTTAGATACTGGGTGTTGGATTTCTAATACAGCAGGTATACCTGGTAGTGAAACTGTATCAGTTAGTAGTGTTGTTTATACAAATCCTGGAGGAACAATTCCATTTGTAGGTGATGGTGATTTTTATCATATAGAAATTGATTTTAGTTCAGCTTCAACAAATTGCCAAGTTAATGGAACAGGAAATGTTGATTCTGCAATAGGAATATGTTCTTAGTTTAAATAATAATTTATAATAAATAACTTATGACAGTATTAATAACATTAACAACCGCAGGAAGTGATTCAGGTCCATTTGATTTGTATTCAAATCTAGATGGATATGTGTCAGCTTTTGAATCAGGAGTTTCTAAATCAGCATTGCTTGCAGGATATTCTTCTGCATTAGTTCCTGATTACACTACTACTATTAGAGTTAAATCTAATGGAGTGTGTACAAACTATGTAGATATCTTATTAGAATCTACTACAACAACTAGTACAACTACAGTTGCTCCTACTACCACTACATCTACAACAGTTAGTCCTACTACCACTAGTACTACTACTGGTATACCTATTTAAAATAAAAAATCTTGTTTTGTTGGTTTTACAAGATTTCTCCTCAAGGTTTTCCTTGGGGAGTTTTTGTTTCTAACTATTTTAATTATAAAGAATTAAGTCTCTAACTAAAATTATTTGGAATATATAAAAACTATTAATTATCTTTACAATATTTTTTTAACTAACATGAGCAAATATGTCTGAAAATCAAAGTTTATTGAACCGATTAGAAGAGTTATTAAGTCAGAAGAAAAGTAAAAAGTTCTATGCTGAGAAACTAGGAATAAGTGAATTTGAGGTCAATGAGCTCATGAAAGAACTTAGAGAAAAAGATAATGAAGATGTAATAAAAACTATTGCAGGAGAACGCAAAGTGAATGTTGAAAAAGGTACAATAGAAAGTACAATAGTTACAGACTTTGAACCTAAAGATGACATTGAACTAGCTAAGCTACATAAGATAAACTTAGATAAGTACGTTATAACAAACTACTGGTCTAAGATGTTACCAAGTGGTAAATTCACTTCCTCAATCTTTTCAAAAAGAAAAGAAGCAAAAGATTACTCTCCTGAAGACTTTGCAAGATTCTTAGAAAACTACAAACCAAATAATGTATCAATCACCAAAGTAGATCGTTTTGTAAATAAAGACTTTGTAGATGTAGAAATCTCTATATCTGATTATCATTTAGCTAAAAGAACAGTGGATGGTGACAATGATATAACTGCAAGAGTTTTAAGATATGTTAGTGTGGCTCAGTCTTTGATTGAGAAAGTGAGTAGTAATTACAATGTAAACAACATCATTCTTCCTATATCCAACGATTATTTTCACACTGATAACTATCAACATCAAACTACAAACGGTACTCCACAAGACACTATAATGGATTATGCAGAAGAGTATGAATTAGGCTTTGCTATTCTTGTAGATACAATTAATATGTTGAGACAACATTGTAACAATGTAACTGTTGTTCTTGTACAAGGAAACCATGATAGAACTAAATCTTTCTACTTAGCACATGCATTAGATATATTTTTCAAAAATGAATCAGATGTAGAGTTTATGAGAGAACATAGTGTAGTTAAAGGAATAACATTAGGTAATACATTTATTGGATGGCACCATGGTAACTGTAAGATAGAAGATCTTCCATTATTGTTTGCAACACATCCAAAATATAGTCACCAGTTTGGTGATGCTGTTTACAGAGAAGTTCATACAGGTGATAAACATCACTATATGGCTAAAGAGGTTAAGGGAGTAAGAATACAACAAATGCCTAGTCTTTCAGGAACTGATAGATGGCACTTAGATAATAACTACGTACATTCAGTGCGTGCAGCTCTTGCTTTAGTCTATGATCTTAATCTAGGTAAGATAGCAGAATTCGAATGTCGTATATAATGTATTATTTATATAGACATATTAGATTAGATAAAAATGAAGTTTTTTATATTGGTATAGGAAAAGTTAGTAAAACTACTAAATATTATAGTAAGGATTCTGAAAAATATAGAAGAGCTTATACTACCAAAAATAGAAATAATCATTGGTTGAACATAACAAATGTTACAAAATATAATATAGAAATTTTATTTGAAAGTAATGATAGAAGTTTTATAATAGGAAAAGAAAAAGAATTTATAAAAGTATATGGTAGAAAAGATTTAAATTTAGGAACATTATGTAATTTTACAGATGGTGGTGAAGGTAAAGAAGGTGTTTTACATTCTAAAGAAACAAAATTGAAACAATCTATTTCGGCTAAAAGAAATATAACAGATACTAGAAAAAAAGAATTATTAGAACAACTTAATAGGAATCATTCTACTAAAGGAAAATTTGGAAAAGATCATCATAGATCATTTAAAATTTATCAATATAATTTAAATAATGAACTTATAAAAGTTTGGGATAGTATGTCAGACATTAAGAGAGAGTTAAATTTTAATATATCACATGTATCTTCATGTGTTAATAACAAAAAACCTACTGCTTATAAATTTAAGTGGTTTAGAGAAAGAATATAATTATGGCAACATTAAGAAAATTAGTATCAGATGTTAGAAGTGTCCACAAGATACTTTCTACAGATAGTCTTATTACAGATAGAGCAATTGCTTCTGAAATAAGAAACAATGCTTTGTTACTTATAAAAAGAGAAACCAATCTTAGAAAACTTTGGGCAACTGATACATTGTTCACTACTATTCCTTGTTTAGAGATGATAGAAGTGCCTATCTCTGAATGTTGTAATTATGTAGATGAATGCACTATTGCTAGAACAAAATTTAAACTCCCACGTATATCAGAAGGTAATTACCAATATGTAATACAAGGAGTTTATTCTATTAATGCATTAGGTGGTCAAGGAAAGAAGTTAAAAGAAATTACTATTAATAGATACATCAATCTTTTAAGACTTCCTATAATCAAGAAAGAAGAGTATTATTGGATTACTAATGGATATCTATATGTAAACAATCCAATGATTAAATCAATTAGATTTGTAGCATTATTTGAAGAAGATGTAGAAAATGAAATCATGTATCCAGAATGTGGATGTGGATCTCCAGAGTATACATTAGATGAGATATGTAAGAATCCATTAGATAAAGAGTTTCCTCTTCCTGGATACTTAGAGCAGCAAACATTACAACTTACATCTCAAAAACTTTTATCTACGTATTTCAATCTTAAAACAGACATGAGTGCAGAAGGAATAGATGGACAAGCACCAAACTCAAAACCAACTAATTAATGAGAACAAAGATTGATTGGAGAAGCTCTAGTAAAGAAAACTATAATCAGTTTTGCAAAAAACACCCTTCTATAAAACTTACATATGATGAGTGGAGAAATATTCTTTATACATTCAATGAGTTATTTAAAGAATACATTTTAGAAACAGGTGATAAAGCAAAACTACCTTATGGGTTCGGAGAGTTCTCAATCAATAAAAAGAAAAGAAGAAAACTAAAAAATAATATAGATGGTAAAGAGTTTGTAAACCTACCTATTGATTGGCAAAAAACTAAAGAGAAAGGTAAGGTTATATACAACTTCAATTATCACACAGAAGGATATTTTTTTGGTTGGATGTGGTTTAAGTCAACAGCACGATTTAAACATTCTGATCTATGGTATTTCAAACCTTCTAGACTTACATCAAGACTATTGTCACATTACTTAAAAACCAACGACAAGTATCAACACATCTATAAAGAATGGAAAAAATAATGAACTATGTCATACTACTATAAATATAATTTCGTATCACCAGAACCTGTTTATGCCACTGTTAAAGAAGAACTTAAAAGTTATTTCGATACTGGTGCAATAGATGATCTTTTATTTCCTACTTACTTAGACAAAGCTCTAAAGAAGTTAGGAAGAACTACATTTGTAATAAGTGAAGAAGTCTTGTTTGTAGAAGATTTTCAAGCTAGACTTCCTGATAACTTTTATGCTGTAAGAGAAGCTTGGATGTGTACAGAAGTTTCTGGATATCCATATCAATCAGCTAATTCATTTTATTCACAAGCTGCTAGTGCAACCACTATTCAAGTGGCTCCATTAACTATTGGAGGAACTCCTTGTAACAGACCAGGTTGTCAAGATCCTGCATGTAATGGTACATGTATGCCAGAATTAGTACAAGCTGTATACAAAACAAACAACACTGTTGCTAGAGGATTTACTCATCAGTATTTACTTAAGCCTGGTAATATATCTGCAAGACAAAATTGTGGAGTGGAATATACAAGCAATTGGGACTTTTATGCTGAAGCTCCTCCTATTCATGAATTCACTCCTGGTGCTGCTAGTTACGATAGTTTTGATATTAGAGACAATAAGTTTGTAACTAATTTCAGAAATGGTGTTGTACATTTATTATTCTATGCTACAGAATATGATGAAATAGGTAATCAAATGATTCCAGACAATTATCGTATTAGAGAATATGTAGAAGCATTCATTAAATTTAAAATGTTTGAAACTCTTACGAATCAAACTAATGATGAAACTTTCAATCAGTTGCAACAAAAAATGATGTATCATAAACAAGCTTATGAAGAATCTTACATCATGGCTGAGATTGAAATGAAGAAACAAACTCCTTGGGAGAAACAAAGAAGAATTAAAAACGATCTTAAAAGATTTAATATGTATGAGCTTCCTAACCGTACTAATAGATATGGTAGAAGACGTAACAATTAATAACCATGGCTGAAGAACAACAACAAGGAAACATTAAGCAAGAGTCTAATAATGCCACTGTAGGACTGAACATGGATCAATCTGTTAATCAGATTAAACCAGGTACACTTACATATGCATTGAATGCTGCTGTTGAAAACTTTGATGCTAATTCTGTAAACTACCAGAATGAGCCAGGGAATGAATTATGTATTAGTTTCCCTAATGGATATTCCTTAATTGGAAGTCATTTTATACAGGAAAGAAACAAGTTTATTTTCTTTTTAGCTAACTCTTCTACAGGAGAAAGTGAAATAGGACAGATGATTAATAATGATTGTATTTACAGAACAATTGTAAATGCTAATTGTTTAAACTTTAACATTGACCATCCTATACACAAAGTTGTTCATAGAATAACAAACTGTTCTACAGAGATTTATTGGACAGATGGATTTAATCCTAGAAGATATATGGACATTGATAATGTGCCTTATGTGACAGAGATTATTCCTAATTCTTGTAGTGTACTTACATTAGATGAATTAGATTGTAATAAATTAAAAATACAACCTAATTTTAATATTCCTCAATTAGAAATTATAGATGTAATTTCAGGAGGAGATTTGATTGCAGGTGTTTATCAATTTGGTATACAATATACAGATGCACAAGGTAGTCCATACACTTCTTTCTATTCTATAACAAATCCTACACCTATTGCAGATCCAGACTTCACTACAGTAAATTTTAATTATCCTGTAGGAAGGTCAATAGTTATTGATATAACTAATTTAGATACAACAGGAAAGTATCAATATTATAACTTAGCTGTAATAAAAACAATTAATGGTATTTCATCAGTTGAACTTGTTGGAACATACTTCATAGATAATTTTACACAACAAATAACTTATACAGGACAAAGTAAAACTGATATAAGACTTTCTATAAATGATATATTTGAAAAGTTTCCATACTATGATGTAGCAGGAGATTTAACTGCAGTGCAAGATGTTTTAGTTTGGGATAAACTATCTACAATAGATAGAGTGAATTATCAAAAAATAGCTAATCAAATAACTCTTCAGTGGGAAAGTTGGAGAATACCTTCTACAGAAAGTTATGCAGATGAAGTGAATGCAACAAACTTACGTGGGTACTTGCGTGATGAAGTGTATGCACTTGAGATTGTATTCTTATTAAGAAATGGAAAACAAACAGATGGCTTTCATATTCCAGGTAGAAAACAAACAAACAATGAGATAGTAAGTCAACCAGATGTTCCAAACACCAATCCTGATTTTATAGGAGAAGGAACTTCTGCTCCTTATTGGAAAATATATAATACAGCTTCTGTAATAGGAACATCTCCAGAATTCTCTAATGAGTCTAGTTACAAAGGACCATATCAATTTGGTCAATTTGCTTATTGGGAATCTACAGAAACTTATCCTTGTAATGTAGAAGTTTGGGGAGACTTAGCTAATCAACAAATTAGACATCATAAGTTTCCTGATATATTAATTAGTCCTTCATTTGAATCTTCTGTTCCTGTAATTGTTTCAGATAGATATCAAGTGCAAATGCAACAATCTAGTGCGATTTATCCTATTGGTATAAAAATCAATAATCAACAGGTTATACAATTAATCAGAGAGTCTAATTTAACAAATGAAGAGAAAGATGATATTGTAGGATATAAAATTGTTCGTGGTGATAGAAGTACAAATAGATCTATTGTTGCTAAAGGTATTCTTCGTAATGTAGGAAGCTATGTTAAAGAACAAGAAACATATTACTATCCAAACTATCCATATAATGATCTTAGTGAAGATCCTTTTTTAAATACTGATAATAATGCATATTTTGATGTATGTGAACCTTTTGATATTATTGTTCGTAGTTTTAATAAAGAAGATGAATTAGGTCCATATACAGAAGTTAGATATACTGATTGTAATATAAACAAAGAAACAACACAAAAAATATACGAACTTCATCTTGAAGACAATCCATATAAAATATGTTCGATTACAAAACCTACATTCTTAGGAGAAGGTGTATTTAATAAAATTGAACAACAAAGAGGAAGAAGAGGTCCTATTGCTTATGGATATGCTTCTTATCAAATTACACCAGGAGTTCCAGGATATGTTCCAGATGATGAAAAATGCGTAGCTTATTCTAGATATGCAAATTATGACATTTGGACTGTTGAAACAAAAAATGGAAGAGCAGGAACAAGGTCTTGCTGGAATGATGCTGCTGTAGGCCCTGTTTCAGGACCATGGCAAGGATCAGGAAGAGGATTTAGAATATATGTAAGAGTAGATACTGAACCTGTACAATGTGCTGGAAATGATGGAGCTTACAGAAAAAGAAAAAATGAAGAAATAAGAGATCCAGGTTGTAAAGAAGAAGAACCTCTAGCTCCATTATCAGAATCTCTTACAAACAGACAAATATTTAATTCTCCAGAAACATCTTTTGGACAACCGTTCTTAGGTGATGTATTAAAGCTTGAGAATGTAATGTATGGTGGTGGTAGAGCTCACTTTGTTGAAGTGAGAGACAATGCTAAGTATAGATTATTAAGTGAAGAAGCACAACGAGTTGCATTAGAAAGTTCTTCAAATATTGCTGGAGGAGATATTGTTGCATTGTTTGCAGCTTATCAAGCTTATTTAACAATTTATATTAATGGTATAACTAGAAAAAACTATGCATACTCATTTAATTCTATAGCTAGTTACAGTTATCATTCTCCTGTATATAATAATTTAGGAATCAAACAAAGAAATCTTGATATAAAAAGATATTTAATTCCTGGATTACAAAACGTTGGTGATGATAATAATATTAATAATTATAATAGAGAAACTTCTGTCTATTTAAAAACAGATGAAAGTCTTCCTTTTCCTAGTAAAACAGATTCATTATTATATTTAGGAAATTCTTTAATTGAAGATAATTCTAGATTTACAATTGGAGGAACTAATGCTTGTGCCACTCCACAAAGAGAACAAGACATTAATGTTGTTTCATACTATGGATCAATTAAAAATATTGTTCCTGGACAATGGGGTCAAATATATTCATATGAGAAAGTAGATACAGGGTTTCAAGTGATATTTTCACAATTTACTCCTACAGAATCCACTGTGTTTGGAGGAGATACATTCATTGGTAAATTTGCATTTAAAACAAAACTTCCTTTCTTTTTACAAAATAGAGTGAATGCTCCTGATGATTCAGATGTATTCTATGATGCAATTGGAAACATTGCCTATCCAAAATACTGGCACTCTGCAAGAAGTGTATTACGTAATGCAACAGCTGCAAACAAACAATTAGTAAACTTTATTTCATATAAAGCTAATAATTTTGATTGTCCTAATGATACAACACAATACACTAGTGTTAATTCACCTAGTGAGTTAACTTATTATGATGGATATTTTTATATGTTTGCATATGGTGTTCCTAACTTCTATTGTGAGAGTTCTTATAATTTAGATCTTAGACAAGCATTCAATAACAGAGAAGGTGATTTCTGGCCACATGTATCTACAAGTATTCCTGATTCATGGGTGCAACAATCATTTGTTCCTATTGAGCAAGACAATACATATTATTATAATGTAACTTTCTCAAAACAAAATAAAGAAAATTCATTTACAAATCTTCCTATTGATTGGAATGCAATCTGTTCTACGTATTATCCTTTTAGAACTATTTATTCTGAAAAACAATTTACAGATGCAGATAATAAAGTGAACAACTGGTTAATATACAGAGCTCTTTCTTTTTATGATTTTCCACAAAACTATGGAAATCTTATATCATTAGATGGTATTCAAAACAGAGCAATCCTTGCTAGGTTTGAAAATAAATCATTATTATATAATAGTTTATTAACAATTGATACAAGTAATCCACAAGCAGCATATGTAGGTAATCCTAGAATGTTTGAGAATCCTCCTATTGATTTTGCTGAAACAGATCTTGGATATGTAGGAAGTCAGAATAAGTTTTTATTAAAGATTCCTCAAGGACAAATAACCATTGATGCTAAACGTGGACAAATATTTCTTATACAAGGAACACAAGCTATAGATATGACAGCATTTGGTTCTGGTGTAAATAGATTTATGACAGATAATTTACCATTTAAAATATTAAAATATTTTCCAAAAGTAGACACTGATAACCATTTTAATGGAATAGGTTTACATGGAGTGTTTGATGCTAAGTTTGATAGAGTGATAATTACAAAATTAGATTATGTTCCTTTAGATGAAGATATTAAATATGACGAAGTTAATAAAGAATTTTATGTTGAAAACATAATTAATAATGTTGTTTTTAGAGATGTAGTTTATTTAGATGATGCTGAATTTTTTTGTAACAGATCATTTACGATATCATTTAATTTTAATACGAAATCTTGGGTTTCCTTCCATAGCTATGTTCCTAATTTTTATATAGCAGAAAATAATTTCTTTTATACAGGACTTAATGGATGTTGTGATTCTGTAAATGGAGAAGCTACATTTACAGCTTTAGTAGGAGAGATAGATAGAACTATACCAACAACAACTTCCACTACAAGTTCTGCACCTATACCTTTACCAACTACAACAACAACTAGTACATTAGCATTAGATTGTGAATTAGAAGGAACAATTATAGAAACATCTTGTAACATTGAAGGAGATGCTATAATAACTGTTCCTCCTGCAACTACCACTACAATATGTCAAAGAGGTAATCTTTCTAGTGATGATTTATTTATAACAGGATATTCTGAAAGTTGTGATACAAATATAATAGATACAACAGGAAGTTTAGAAGATGCTTGTTCAGGAATAGAGTATTTAAATACAAATGAAGATTGGTCTTACATAGAAATAGAAACAATATCTGTAGCATATAATGAATTACAAATAGGACAAATTGTTTATCTTGATGCATTTTCTACAGATTGTACATTAGTTCCTGATGGATTCTATTATACAGATGAAAGTGCTTTTTATACAACTGTTTATCAAGTAGAATCAGGAGTGATTGTAGGAATTTATAATTGTGGTACAACAACTACCACTACAACATTTGTTCCTGATACATATTGTTATAACGTAACTATTTATGGTAGCGTAACTTTAATCTGGACAGATGGATCAAATGTCACTCATTATGATGAATATTCAGATACATTTGTAACGTTATGTGCACAATACGAATCTATATCATTTGAAACTGTAGGAGATGGATATATATTTATTCAAGCTTGTGGAGATCCTTGTACAGAAGTTATAGATTGTCCAACCACAACAACAACCACTACTATATAATGAAAAGAGAAATTACAATAAAGATAACACAGACAGGTCCTAATACAGGACCTTTCAGTGTTTACGATAATTATAATAATCTACTAGATGAAAATGTAAGTAGAAAACAGTTAATTAGAGGTAGGACATATCTAGTAGATAATGAAGTGACAAATATAAGACTGGTATCAAATGGAGAATGTGGGTTTGAAAAAACCTTTCCATTAAGAGAAATTCCTTATTTAGAATATTCTAAGAGTGGATATAAGCAAACTAAAACTGCTTGTTTGTGGAAACATTTAACCAACACGCAAGTCTATAATTATTTTTATGGAAGTATAAAACCATACGTAATAGAATATCCATTTGCTTATCAATTCCAAGATGAGATATTACAGAACGTTAAAGACTATACAAAAGCGTATGAATACATAAGAAATCCATATGAAGCATATGATAGTAATTTAAAAATTGAAACAAACGACAAATGGTTTAATAAAGCTATTCTATATAATGGACAACAGAGTTCTGGAATATTAAATCTTGTTGCAAAACCACTTCATAACTTACAAGCATATGGACAATATCCAATATACAATACAGACAGTAAAACAATCACTTATACAAAGAGTGATAACTTCTATCAGTATAATACATTCTGGGCTTTAGAGAAGAGTTCTCAGGTTCCATTGTTTAGATCATCATGTGAGTCTATGTCAATAGATAAAGAAGTGAATCAAGAGAACATGGATTATGGATTGAGAAGCTTTAAGAAAGCAACATTAAGAGCAAAAGAATTGAAAGTGAGACACATTCTTGATAACTCATCAACAGTACATTTGGTGTCTCAATTTATATTAACACCTGCACAAATATCTTATAAATAATGAGTAGTAGTAGTAAAGTAAAATGTACATGCGGATGGAGCTGGAACAAATCTGATTCTAGTAAGAAAGACATGTATGTATGTCATGAGTGTGGTAGAGATAATTCTAACAACATGAAAAATGGTGGTTGGTTAGAATCATATGCTGATGGTGGATCTATGCAAGAACACCAAGAGAACTATAATGATAATTCTGTTTCTTTACCAGAAGGATATGTAGGTGAAGGATATAATACCAAAGGTAGAGATTATTCTCCTGCATGGGGAGGGCAGTTTGAAGATGGTGGACTTATTCCTATTGCTCAAAATGGTAAAAAAAAACCAAAAGCTCTGACTTCTAGAGATAGTGTTGCACATCAAGCTGATAAAATATTACGATATGAACAGTTAAGAGGTGGTCCTGGTGGCACACCATTGCCATACTATAGTGATCCTCAATATAAGGATATGTTAATGAATAACATACATCCTGAAGTAAAAAAGATATTGCCTAAAGCAAGTGCAATGGAAATGAGTGAGGCAATGGATTTTATTTTCAATGCTGGGTGGGATAAAGTTAATAATAAAATAACTAAAGATCCTAGAGCATTTGCGTTACAAGAATACTACAGACAATATGATCCATCTAAATTGGATAAAGAAGGTAAATGGGCAGGTAGAAAAAATCCAGCATATTCATTTGATCAAGAGTATGCCAGTACAATAGGAAAACTTTCTGAAAATAAGAGAAGACTTTTAATGAATAAAGGAAGAGATTGGTATTATAAAAATATAAACAATCCTACTCCTGGAGTTCCTAGTAGTGATTATAATGATACTTGGTATGGACGTATTTGGAATACTAATGATTTTCTACCATTTAATCCAAATAATCCAAAGTTTACACCTCAATATCAAATGGGTGGATCTGTATATCCAGTTAATTATGTTCCTGAAGCACAAGGAGGAAAAACAGTAACAGAGTCTACTGCTGTAAAAAAAGATAGACTAGCTCCTTCTACAAAAAATATAATTAAAAAACTTCCTGGAACCAACGTTCATGTAAATTCAAAAGGTGAAGTTGTAATCAAAGATGATAAAGGAGTTTACAAACCTCATCAATCTAAACAACAACCTGAAATTGTTCAAGGAGGTAAACCTAGAAGTGGAACTCAGGTAGTTATTGAAAATAAACAAAAACAAGCTGAAGCAAAAAAGAAAATATTAAAACCTCTTGATGTTACAACAGATGTAATGCAATTAGGTAACTTTGCTCCTAATCCATATGCTCAAGCAATAGGAAAAATAGGAAACGTTGCTGGAGGTTTAATAGATGCTTATCAAACATATGATGCTTTGTCTGAAGAAGATTATGTTTCTGCTGCAATAAATGCTGCTAGTTTAGCATTACCTTTTGGATTAGGTTCTCAAACATTTAGAAGAAATTCAAAATATTTACAACCAGGACAACCTTTATATCCACTTAGTCCACAAGCTAATTTACCTAGTAATGCATCTTTGTCTATGCAAATGAATGTTCCTAGAGTAGATTATATAGAACCTTTTATTAAAGTTAAAGGTATGAGTAATCAAAACTTATTAGCAAACAGAGCTCTATTAGGAACACTTGGTGCTGAAACGGTTTATGATACTGAACTTATTCCTGAATATCAAATGGGTGGTTCTATTCCAGGAGCTGTAGGTTTCTCATATGCACGTACAAACAATCCTGCTCCAAGCAATGGTCCTTATGCAAAGAAAACAATGGCTAGTGCTAAGAGTGGAAAAGTTATTAAAGATGATAGAGGACAATGGGCTCATCCAGGAGAGATAACAGAAATAGATCAAAGTAAAAAAGGTTCATATATAGACATGGGACCAGATCCAAAAACAGGAAAACCTATAACTCAAAACATACTTGCTGTATCAGATACAGGAGATGTCAAACTTATGATGCCAGGTGGTAAATATAAACTTAGTGGCACTAAGGTGACAGAATATCCCATAGCACAAGAAGGTGTAGAAATTACAGTAGATGAAGGAGAAGGAAAAAAAAGAAAGATATTAACAGATTCTTCTGAATATGCTAAACTATATGATGAAGGAAGAATAGGTGTACAAAATGATGATGAAAGTATTTCTTTCAATCCATTTAATGAAGTGGTTGTCACTCCTTATGATAACCAATATCCTTTTTATCAAGAACTATCAGATGAAGAGAAAGAACACTTTAATAGTGATTCTCCAATAGGTAGACAAATAAGAAGTAAAGCTCAAGATAATGTAGGATTCAATGCTGATAAAGCTGCTGATTTTGCATATGGATGGATGAGAGATCTTCCTCTTGCAGGATTACAAGCTCCTCAATCTGCGTTAGTAGAAGGAGTGGAAGCTCTTAGAGGAAATGATTTTAATATGTTGAACGCATTGGACCCTTCTACTCAAAGAATTCCTTCTGAGACATGGGGAGTAGAAAATCCATATGCAGCTTTTGCTGTTGATGCTTTAACAGATCCAGAAACATTAATGGGAATGTCAATTTTAAAAAATCCTTTACAAAAAGGAATGCAACAAGCTTTAGTTAAAACTAGTCAGTTTGCTGCACCTCGTCTTGATAAAGCTAGAACTCTAGCTAAGGATATGAGTGCTGTAATATCAGGTGAGCAAAAAACTATACAACCTAAAATTGATGCTATTAATGATGCTGAATCTGCTCTTTATCAAAGTAAAGAATACTCAGATTTTTCAAATGAAAGCCTTGCACTTCGTCAAAAGAGATACGCAATAGAAAACAAGCTTAGTAATATAAAAAATAGAGCATCTCTTTCTGAAATTAACCAAATGAACGATAAGATAGATAAACTTAACAAAAGAATAAATGTTGCAGAACAGTTTAAAGTGAATGATGATGGTCTTGTTCAAAGTGGAAAAAATACATCTTTAGGATTAAGAACAGGTAGTACAGATATCATGGATTTATCAACAGGAGAAAAGTTTCCTATATCTACATCTGTTCCTGGTGAAAGAATTATTCATACGTTAGAAGGAGATAAAGTTATAAAAACTATAGATAACGCAACTCTTCCTCAAGCTAGTCCAGAATATAGTGCCACTGTTAAAAAGAATATTGATTTTGTAGAAACTCAAATTCCTGGAGCTAAAGTGTTTGGTAGTGCTAAGAATGTTGCTGAAGCAGAAGTTCCTCATATAGTTGGTGATTATGATGTTCTTATGAGTCAGACACAATATGATAAATTTGCTAAAGCTAATCCTTCAGTAGGGAATAATGGATTTGCTGAACTTCATAATATTCCTGGAGCAGCCAAAGGAGTTGAACCAATTGATATAAATGTTATTCAAGAAAAAGGTGGTAAAGCTATAGGTACAAGAGCTATAGAATTATTTAAACAAGTATCTCCAGATGAATATTATGCAGCAGCTAAGAAAGCAATAAAATCTAAGTCTGAAATAAAAATTCCTTACTCATCACAAGAACTAGTAGATATGACTAATCCTACTACTAAATCAGTTGTTGATGCTTATGAATCTTCTAAGGATAAACATATAAATAAGATAGACGCTTTAATTAATTATGGTAAACCAAATGTTGTAGCAGAGGGACAGCAACAGTTTGTTAAATCTTTAGTAGGCAGTAAAGGATCTATTGGACATCAGTTTCCATTAGAACAGTTATCTAATGCTGAAAAAAATGCTGAGATATTAAATAAGATTGATTTCATTGGTAATAAATCATTAGTAGCAGCTGATGCAGAAAGAATGCAACTTGCTATAAATGACTACTATATGAACAACTCTATATTAGCTAGACAAGTAGATCCAGGAAAGATTAATAAAATAGAAGCAGCTATTAAAGAATATTATCCTGGTGCTGGTGGTGGAGCTGTTAATGGTATAGGACAAAATCATGTAATGCTTGGACATCCTTTCCATGGAGATGGTAATATTATTTCTATGAAACAGCTTGGTATGGATTTGAATACATCAGATCCAATGTCATATATTAATTCTATTGAACATCAAACATCTGGAGAAAAACTTTTTAGTCAAGAAGAAAGAACTATATTGTCTGATATCATCAATGAAATGAAGTTCAATGATCAACAGAGACACTTAGCTGGAGGAAGTGAAAATACATCACAATTAATTGAAAACCTACCATACAGTGATGAAGGTAAAAAAGCTTTATATGAATTTGGAAAAAGAACTAATAGAACTATAGTAAAGAAAGATAGTCGATATGGTAATTCTACATATGCATCTACACTTAGAGATTTTGATGAAGCTATAGATGCTATGCAATATCAATTATCAGATTCAAAAAATGCATTAAAATCTTTTAGACAAAGAGCTGATGCAGCTGCATATGCAACAAGTGCCCAACCAACTATCTCTCGTGACTTAGAGCTTTTACCAAAACAGTTTAACGCTATTAAAGGATATGTGGAAGGTGGTATAGACCGAGCTAAATTGCGTCTTGATGAATTAAGTAAACAAAGAAGAAAAATATCTGAGGATATAGAAGCTTTATCAGATAAAGCTTATAATAAAAAATACAAGGAAGAGATAGAAAAACTTAATCAATTCAGAGAAAAGATAAATAAGGAATCAGATCAGATTGCTCAGATGAGAAGAGATTTGTTTGATAGAAAAGTTCATTTAAATAAACTTGCAGAAAATATGAAGACTGCTGGACTTATTGGTACTGGTGCTTCTACATTAGTTGGGATAGGTTTAGGACATAGTGAGCTTCAGTCTCGTAGTGAAATACAATATAAAAAGTTTCAGGATGAAATGATAAAAAAAATGACAAAGGAAGAAAGAAAAGAGTATGAAAGGAAAGAAGATAGTATACAACAACAACGTGAAGATAGACCTTTCTTAGATAAATCTTATGATTGGTTTATGGGTAAAAAAGAAAATGGAGGAACCATCACCAAAGCAAAAGATGGAAATCAGTTGGTTAAGTTAAACCAATTAACTAATTTTACAAACTATAATACAAAACAACCAGGAGGCTGGATGGACAAATACCAATAATATTATGAAAGCAGAATTCTTAAAACTAGCAGGTGTAAAATCTGATAAAGCATTTTACAAAAAATATCCAACTGAAGCAGCATTCTTCAAAGCTCATCCAGAAGCTAAGAAAATGGTAAAGAAAGCACAACAAGGAGCAGTGATGTCAGGCATGAGTTCTTATTTGCAAGGAATGCAAGGAGCTCAGAATATTCCTAATATGCAAAATGTTATACAAGGACAAATGCAATCTCCTGGTGTAAATGCTGGAATGTTTAGTGATTTGTCTACAATTAATGCTTCTACGTTAGCAGATGATAAATCTGGATATGCTTCTCCTGGAGGGCCTAACACTAATGTTGAAAAAATGAATAACATTGGAAATCAAGTTGCTAAGTATGCTGGACCAGCTGGAGAACTTATTTCTGGTTATCAAAATTTAAGAGCAGGTAGAAGAGCTAAAAAAGAAGCACAGAAATGGGCAAATGTTACAGATGTTCAAGCAAGAGCAGCTGAATCTACAGATGTTGATGACTTAAGACAATACACTGAGAATGCAAGAAAGAAAGCAAATGCAATGATGCCTGAAATGACAGGTGAAGAATTCTTTCCTATATATGGTGTAGGAACAAATGTTCTTGCTAGAAATGGTGTTAGGTTACAAGAAGGAGGAATGGTTGGTGGTAACCCAACAGAGATACAAAATACATATGAAGGAGGAAATGATATTTATTCAGATCTTGAATATGAACCATTATATAATGTAAACCAAGTTAAATCATATAGAATGGGAGGATACCTTCCTAAAGCAGCAGGTGGAGCAGAAATGTTTGATCCATCTAGTATGATGTCTTCAATGGGTGGAGGAGGAACTCCATGGGGAGCAATTGGAGGAATGGGTTCTAGTCTTGCTGGTAATATGACAGGAAATGATGGTGGTGGACAAATTGGTGGTGCTATTGGTGGTGCTGCTGGTATGGCTATTGGTGGTCCAGCAGGACAAGCAATTGGTCAAACTGTAGGTACACTTGCTGGTGGATTACTTGATACAAACGATAGAGATCAAAGAAAAGCTGAAGCAAGAACTAAAAATAATATGGATAGAATCATGGCTTCTCAATTCAAAGATTCTGTTCATTCACAATATGGATCTTATATGAGAAATGGTGGATACATGAATCCTGAATACAATCCACAAGTGATCACAATGTTTGGAGATGTTAATGATCAAGACTTTGCTGATTTTGCACATAAAGATGAATTCAGAGCTGGTGGACATTTAAAAGCTTATAGAGAACCTAGTGAAAGAGCTATGCAAACTTATAATATGGGTGGTGAACTTCAAACGCATTGGGGTGGATATGCTGAACCTATGTCTCATAATCCTTATATGCCAGGATCTGGTGAAACAGTAGTATTTAGAGGACAATCTCATACTGACTCTGATGGAAAAGGTAACACTGGTATTGGTATTACATATGGTGAGAATCCTGTAGAAGTGGAAAGAGGAGAACCTATGTTTGAAATGCAATCTGGAGGAAATATAAATCCAGAAACAGGAGAACCAGAAAACACTGGTGTAGTATTTGGTAATATGCAAATAAATAAAAAAGTAGCAGGAGAACTTAATGATCCAGAACTTATGAAGATAGCAAATATGTATCATGGAAAGAAATTTAAAAACGTTGGAATAGATCTTTCTAAACAAGAAGTTAAACAGAATAAAATTATTTCTAAGAATACGGACATTTTAAATTCATTCAAAGTAGAAACATCTATTGATAAAGCAAAACTTGCAGGATTGCAAGCTAACATTGAAGGAGCTAAGTTTAATCTTAAAAATATAGCTAATACAAAAATAACATTAGCCAACTTTCAAAACTCAATTAATGATGCTAAAGAAGAAATGTCTGAAAACTTTGGACAAAACATTAGTGCTGAAGATCTTGCTAAAGGATACATTAAACTTGACAAAGATCCTGTTACAATGAATGCTAAGTGGGGTGGTGATATTTTTAAGAAAGCTCAAAATGGAGATAAAGGAAAAACTTTTAAATCTGAAAGAGAAGCTGCTGCTGCAGGATATCGTAAAGGTGATGATGGTAAATATTACAGAACCATTAAAAAATATTCTACTAAAGATGAAGAAACTAAATCTGCAGATGCTCTTGGATATGTTCCTGCAGGTCAAAAACAAAGTGCATTAGGAACATGGGGTAAAGTGACACCACAACAATTTGAAGAAGCTAAGAAAGCTAATGCTTGGTATCCAGGTTGGAGTACATTTGATCCTAAGAATAAAATAGATGTATTGAATTTCCAAAGAGCATTTAATGCTAGAGCTAAATCAATGGGATCAACAGCAAAGATAGATGAGGATGGAGCATTTGGAGAACAAACTGTAACTGCAAGAATAGATGAATCTAAAAAAACAGAACCTATAGTCACTGAAGAACAATTAACAGCAAATGTTGAAGAACCAGAGTACACTCCTATGGAAGAAGAGAAAGTTCAGTTTCCTTGGGGACTTATTAATCAAGGTTTGAGATTTCTTACACCTACAGATCAACAAGGACTTTCTCCTAATCAATTGATGGGAGAGATGTATGCTATGTCAAGTAATCAATTAGAACCTGTACAAGCAACACCATACACTCCACAATTAAGAGTTCCTTATGATATATCATTACAAGATCAATTGAATGAAATAACTGCTGATCAAAGAAGTGCTCAAAGAATGATGGGATATAATCCTGCTGCTCAGTCTAATCTTGCTGCACAAACATATGGTGCTAAATCAAAAGTGTTAGCTGATCAGTTTAGAATGAATCAAGCCATGAAAGATCAAGTGTATTCTGGAAACATTAATACATTGAATGATGCAGAGTTAAAGAACTTGGCAATCTATGATCAACAATATCAAAGACAAGAACAAGCTAAGAGTAATACTAAAGCTACGTCACAAGCAGCTCTCAATTCTGTATCTGATAAGTATGCTAAAAATGCACTTGAGAATAGAAAACTTAGTATCTATGAGAATATGTATCCTAACTTTAGATTTGGTCAAGATGGTAGAGCTCAAAATTATGGGTTACATTTCTTTGACACTACTATAGGAGGAGGAAGTAAATCATCTAGTAGAGGAGGATTAGCTGAAGGAAAAGAATTTACATATGATAGATATGGAAACATTGTAGGAGTGAGAGCTGGTAGCAAAGACTCAAGAGAAGAGGATGTTGAAGAAATAGAAAGCATTGGTAAGAATGGAAAATCTATTAAAAAAGATGGTAAGAACAGTTCAATACTAAAAGCTTTCAAAAATTTATAACTAATTTAATTATAAAGAATTAACACAGATTATTATACTCTATTGTATAATCTAATAATTCATATTATATTTGCTTAACTAATACGCTATGGCTTCATTTACAGATAAAATTCCAACTTTCAACCCTTATGTAGAGCAGCAACCTGTGGATGCAATGCTTAAAGTTGGTGTATACAAACAACAGAAATACGAAGATGGAATAAAAAAAATCCAAACTAGTATTGATAATGTTGCAGGATTAGATATTGCTAATCCTGTTCAACAACAATATTTACAATCTAAACTTAATTCTTTAGGTAATAACTTAACACTAGTTGCTGCTGGTGATTTCTCAGACTTCTCTTTAGTTAACTCTGTTAATGGGATGACTAAACAAATAGTTAAAGATGAAGACATTCAGAATGCTGTTAATTCTACAGCTAAGCTGAGAGCAGGATATAAGAAAAGAGAAGAGTTATCAAAGAAAGGATTGACAGATAAAAACAATGATGATTACTACGATCAATTTGCTCAAGAATATGTTAATAGTAAAGATTTAAAAGCTAGTTTTAGAGCTGATTATGTTCCTTATACAAACATTGTTAAAAAACTACAACAAGCTCTTGTAAATGCAGGAGAAAGTTCTACAGTTGCAGAACAGTTATTTGTTACTGATCCTAATACAGGAAAACCAATGATTATAGATGGTCATTACAGATATGCTGATGCAAAAACTATTGATAAACTTGTTACAAATAGACCAGCTGTATTAGCTGCTATAGAAAATGTAATGAATGAAGGAGATGTAAAACAACAATTAGGAATTGATGGATGGGCTACATATAGAAATACAGAGGCCACTACATTGTTGGAACCTTTGAAAATTCAATATGATGATGAAAGATCAAAACTAGAACAGCAATCTTTAGAAGCTAGTGCTATGTTAAATAGTACAAATTTATCTGATGAGCAAAAACAATTATACATTAAAACTGTTTCTGATATAGAAGCTAATCTATTAAAGAATGATAATATGTTTTTATCATTATCTCAACAAGCAGAAGATAGCCCTGAGCAATTTAAACAAAGTTATTATACTCAAGAGTTCAAACAAAGATTAATTAACCAATTTGTTAAAGAAGAGAAATCACAAACAACTGGAGTTAACGAAGCACTTCAACAACAAAACTGGAGACAGACATTTGCATTCAATGAGAAAGTTGAAAGCAATAAAATAGCTTATCAAAATGCTCAATTAGATCTTTCTCGATCTTCAAACCAAAGAGAGTGGATGAAGTTCTATGGAGACTATGAACAAGATCCTGTTACAGGAAACTGGAATAAAAAACCTGAACCAGGTAAATCTGGATCCGCTACTTATAATGCAAACAAACCTTTATTTTCAGGAGCTGCTCCTGGAGATAAAGTGAGTGCTGTTAATATTGTTCAAGAAGATATAAATACACTAAGTGAGGCTAAAAATAAACTAGCTTTTTCATTATATGCTGATATAGTTAGAGCAAGTAATGATAATGCTACCGCATCAGATGAAGCTATTTATGCTAAAGTTAAACAGTATGCAAAAAAATTAAAGGTAACTCCTGAAGCATTTTTGGATAGATGGGCAACAAATATTAAAAATAAATATGATGAAGCTGGATTAACTCCACCACCTAATTTAGAAGATGACTTTAATAACTATATGGGCACCGCTTCAGTTTTAAATAATAAAAAAAATCAATACGATCAAGCTTTAGTAAGTGCAAATAAAGAAGCTGGTGTTGATAAAATATTAAATGAATTAACAAAAGATCGTTCTACATTCACTTATACTACTAGAGATAATGAAAAGTTTACAATCACTCCTGGGGATATGATAGCTATGATGAAGGATGGACAGTTAAAAATGTTAAGTCAGGGTAGTTGGGGAATTAATGCAAAAGGAAAACTTAAAATAAATTATAAAAATTTAACTGATAAACAAAACAAATTTCTTAGTAACTGGTGGTATTTAAGTCCTCAAGCAAGAGATAAAGTTCGTGAAGAAATTGCCAATTATGGAGATAAACCAAATGAGTATTATAGTGCATTAGATAAATCTGATAAGTTATTTAATGAAAAGTTATCTAAAATAGCTGGTGTATCAGATACTGTTACAGGATTTTTACCTATGGATTCTGATTCAAAATCTGCTACTGTAGGTAAAGTGGCAGCATATGTAAATGGTGGAGAAAGAAACTATGGTGAAGGAGCAGATAGAACAGCAGTGCTAAAAGCTTTAGATAATGCAAAAACTATATCTTGGAAAGGTAAGAAACCTACTAATTCTAAAGAAGACTGGATTGGTGAAATAATAGTTTCTGGTGAAGATGGAGTTCCATACACTATAACTAATGTAAATCGTAAAGATTTAACAACTTTTACAGACTCTAAATTTACAGATTACAAAGATCAACCTATACAGGATGCACTTAATATAAATGAAAAAACAAAATCTACTAATCCAATATATATGCCTAATTCACCTAATGCTTGGCGTACAGCTTACTTTAAAGGTAATCAAGTTAATCCAGAAGTAACAAAAGCAGGATGGATATATAGAGCAGATGTTGTAAAATCAAATGGAGGATATAGACTTGTTAATTATATTAAACCTCCAAATAGTCAAAATTTCATCACTGTATACGGTGCTGCAATAGCGGCTGATGAAAATATTATAGATAATACATATAAGACAACAACTCCAGCACAATTAAACGCTATGTATATAAATTATTTACATAACCAAAATAAACAATAAAATTATGCCAGATCCTACAAATCCAAATTTATATGGACAACCTTATGTAAAAGGTCCAGATCCAATTAATATTGGTTCAATTAATTCAGCTCCTTTGTCAACAGGATTTCCTGGATCAAGATCAGGAAAAGCTTTGTCACAAGATGACATGATCAATCTTCAGAATCGTCAAGTAGATCCTAATGAAATTAAAGCAGATAAAACTTATTTATCTGATGTTGCATCAGATTTAACAGGTAGATATGACACTGTTATCTATGGGGCTAATAATGAAGATGCTTGGGGAGCTCAACAGTCTTGGTTAGATAAAGGTGTAAATGGTGTATTAAAAGGTACAAATCTTGCAGCTACAACTGTAGTTGGTGGATTTGCTACAGTGGGTGGTGCCATCTCTTCTATATTTACAGGAAGACTTGCTGATATATGGGACAATCCTGTTATGCAAGAAATTGATAAATGGAATGAAAAAGTAGATCAAGAATACTTACCTAACTATTATACAGACCAAGAAAAGAATGCTGAATGGTATTCTCCTGATAACTGGTGGACAGCAAACTTTTTATTTGATAAAGTGATTAAGAATTCAGGATTTGCTGTAGGTGCTATTATTTCTGGTAATATTGCTTCTAAAGCACTTAGTGCTACTGGTACTGTTATTGGAGAAGCTGCTGCAGCTAGAGCTGCTGCATTAGAAGCATCTCAAACATTTAAAGCATACGCTCCATTAATGAGAAACACTGCAAGAGCTTTTTCTTCAGGTAAGAATGCTGAAGCTGCTGCATTATTAGAAGGAGAAATTTCGTCTATTGCTGATGTTGCAGCAAAGACAAGTAGAATGGGTGAGATTGCTTTAGAGACAAATCAATTTGCAAAAATTAATGATGTAGGTAGAAGAATAGGTATAGCTGCATATTCTCAAGCTGGAGAAGCTGCATTTGAAGGATTACAAACTTCTAATCAGTTTAGACAACAATTAATTGATCAATATAAGATGAATAACTTTGGCGTAGCACCAAGTGCTGAAGAGCTGAAGATAATAGATCAACAAACAGAGAAAGTAGGAAAAACATCTTTCCTTGCCAATATGGCACTATTAAGTGTTACAGAATATATACAACTTCCTAAGTTACTTGGAAGTTCGTATGCTGCGGAAAAACAAGCTGCAAACAGTTTATTAGGAAGAGCTGATAATGTTGTATTAAAAGATGGAAAATATGTTGCTGAAGAAGTTGCTAAAACTAAATTTGGTAAATTATATAATACAGTTAAAGGAGTAGGTAAATATGCTTTTGATCCTAAAGAGATGGGTCAAGAGATTGGTCAATATGCTATACAGATAGGAACACAAAATTATTATAACAAAGCGTACCAAGGAAAAGAGGCTAATGTATTAGTTGATGGTGTATTATATGGTATGTTTGGTAGAGATGGATCTGGTGAAGGAGTAGGTGCTTTAGTATCTAAAGAAGGAATTGAGGGAGGTATTATTGGAGGTCTTACTGGAGCAGCTATGCAAGCTAAAGGTAATTACATGATGAGTAAAGCTACTAAATCAAACACTGCAGATTTCTTAGAATTACTTAATGGTGCTCCTACATATAAAGAAGCTTTCCAATATAAATTAGATGCTGCAAATAGAGGTGTTGTACTTCAAGAGCAACAACAAGCTGCTATTGAGGCAGGTGATAAGTTGGAAGCAAAAGATCTTAATGCTGATATGATGCATAATTACTTGGCACCACGTATCAAGTATGGTAGAATGGACATGGTTATGGATGACATTCAGGACATGAGAAAACAATCCATGAGTCCTGATGGTATGGCATCTCTTAAACAATTAGGTCTTGCAAATATGAATGACACAGCTGAGTCATTTAGTAACAAACTTGCATACTTTGAGCAAACAGCTAAGTATACAGAAGAACTATTCAAGTCTACTAACTTGAGATATTCTGGAGAAATATTAAAAGATGACGAAGGTAATCCTATATTAAACTCTAAAGGACAACCACAAAGAAAATATTCTGATCAAGTAATTGATAAAATGATTTATGCTGCTAGTAAAGTGGCAGACTATGATGTTCGTATTCCTGAAGTATCTATGCTTCCTGTATCTAAAGGAGTGGATGTACAATCTGTTTTAAATGCAGAGTTAACTGATCCACAATCTGAGGTGATTGCAGAAGCTTTAATTGGAATAGAATTATCTTCTAATATTAACAAAGCTGACATTAAACAGAATGTAATAGATGTTCTTGAAATGTCATTAAGAAGAAAAGAATATCTTAAAGAGTATAATGATCTTATTACTAACCCACAAAAATATAACGAAGAAAGACAAGAGTTTCAAACTCCTGAAGATACAAAAACAAGCAAAGAAACAATCTCTATTAAGACTAAAAGAGGTGTTAGAGATATTGAAATAGGCACTGAATACTTTTTAGGAAAAGTTGTTGATTTTGATGATAAAGGATATGAAGTATATCGTGCTCCTAGAATGGTTGTATTGGGTAGAAATGAAGATGGCACTATTAAGGTGCAAGACTCAGATGGTGTTATCCATGACTTAAAAGAATCTACATTAGAAAGATATAACCTTGGTAAAGTAGATTCTACATTAAATAATAAGAAAGCCAAGTTCTACATGGAACATTGGAATATGGTGTATGAATTCAACTTTGGTAAGAAGTATGGTAAACAAAAAGGTAGGATAGAATATAATCCTGAGACTGATCAAATGCTCTTCAAGTATAAAAACAAAAAAGGAGAGATTAAAGAGATTGAAGTTACAGGAGATCAATTCAAACTAACTGAAGCAAATAAAAAGAAAGGGTTCACAGAACCTATGATTAGAGAAGTTGGACCATTAACTGCAGTTCAACAAAAAGCAAAAGATGAATACACTGCTGAAGAAGATCCACGTATACAAGCTAAACGTGAAGCACGTCTTGGTATATTAAATGATTTGTTTGATACATTAGCTGATAAACAAATTAAGATTGAACGAACAATTGATGCAAAACAAAAAGAAGTTGTTAAAGCAAAAGAGGAATATGAGAAGTTGACTAAAGAAATTGAAGCAGCTGAATTAGATAAACGTAGTAAGAAAGTTGATAAGTTTAAAGCTGTTACAGCAAGAGCTATCGATAATGCTATGCGTCTATCTAGAATGCAAGAGCAATTAGAAAGAGAAATTGAAGCTTTGAAACTGGATGCTGAAGAGATTGATGCTACTCTTAACTATATTACAGACATGGCTTCTAATATAGATGAGTACTCGACTAACTTCAAAGATTTCATGGATGAGTTACAAGATGAAATCATCGATCTTGAGATATTACAAGAGACAACTCAAGCACAGATCTCTACATTATCTAAGTTAGCAAGAGAGACTCAGAGAGCATTAGATGCTACTATCGACTATCTATCTAACCTTATAGCAAACTTTGAGTCTAGATATCCAAATGTTCCTAGACTTATGGGACAAGACTGGGTTGATTTCTTGAAAGCCAATCCTAACTTTCTTAAAGTGAAGCCTAATTATCGTTCAGACTTACAACTAATTGATGATATTATTGCTGAGACTGAAGATCTTGAAATAACTCCTAACGAACAAAGACTAAAAGATCTTATTGAGCACATGGATATTATGCAAGGTGCTCTTGATGATGTACAGAAAGAGATTGAGGCTAAAGAAATGATTCTTAATAAGTTCAAGCAGGTTGCTGACAAATATAAACAGCAAGAAGCAGAGAAGAAGAAATTAGAAAGTGATCAAGCTCTTCAAGCAGAATACCTAGGTACAAACAGTAAGGACGTACAAAGTTTCTTCAGTAATGAATTCTACGAAGCATCATCTAAGAAAGATGACCTTGAAGTAGTAGGATCTACTATTGCTGTTACTAGAGGTAGAGAAGGTGAGCAAATAAGAGAACATCATGCAAGAGCAAACCGTTTTGGTTTCAACATGCATAAGTTTGCAAACAAAGGTTCTATTCGTGGAATGATTGTCACTGCTGCTACAGAAGCAGAAGCTGGCATAGATGGCCTTATGAACTATTTGACTGATGAAGGAAGAGCTATAGACAGTCAAGGTAAACCTATCAATCCTAATAAGATTATTGCTCTTGTAATGGTACAAGACAATGATGATAATACATACACACTAGTTGATGAGAACGGTGTTCCTTTAACAAAAGAACAACTGGCTGATCCTACTAAACATGCTATCTTTCAAGTATTCCCTGCTGATGAATTAGAAGCTACCTATACAAGTGAAGATGGTAAGAGAGAAAGAGGTTCTATGTTCAGAAAAATGACTACTGATGGTAAACTAACTCCAGCACAAGAGTCATTAAAACAACAATATAATAAATGGAGAGCTGCTCGTTTAGCAGAAGAAACAGTTCCCACTCCACAATCTATATCTGCATCATTTGGTATTCCAGATTATGTAACATACAAAGATGATAAAGGAAAAGATGTAAGAGACTATGATGCTAGAGTGGCTGTAGAAGAAACAGGACTATTAGAAGAAGGAGCTTTACTTGAAGATCCTGTATTAATGGTTGCTACAAAAAATGAAGCTGTTACTTATGGTAGTGTGACATTTAACACTCCATTAGGTAGAGTGTTCTTAAAAGTTCCAGGTGGATTACTTAAACTAAAAAACAGAAACCTTACAGAAAATGAAGTGAATACTATATATGATGTTCTACTTCAAGTGACTAAGAATGTTGATAAAGATGGTACCACTAAGACAGCTGAAACACAGTACTTATTCAACTGGTTAAAGACTGTTGTTTATTGGGGCATTCCAAGAAACACTCAAACAAAAGAGAAAAAAAATCCTGGATACAATAGTGTATGGTTTGAGAATGTTACAGAAGGTAATGTAACCTATCCTAAATTATTCTTATCAGGACTTGGTGGCGAAGGATTTGATTTCACTGTAAATGGATTACAGAATAGTGAAAATGAAATCAAAGCTATTCTTAGAGGTATGTACAATAATGTAAACTCCACTAAGGTTAACACAGAGTCATTCAAGAAAAAATATACAGAGATTATTGGTATAGATGAAGCTGGTCAACCTATCAAAAGAGATTGGGATAACTACCAAACATATCTATTATCAGCTGAAGGGAGAACTAACGAAGAGATACCTTTAGTTACACAAGTGAGACCATTGACTGATCCTTCTGTTCCTAACAAGAAAGGAATCTATTTTACATTGGATTCTACTATTGATAGCTATGAAATTCCAGTTCCTCCTCCTGTAGTTACACAAGCTCCTACACCAGCTGCTCCTACTAAAACTGCAGTCACTGTAAGTAAAGATGCATTGGAGAAAATCAAAACAGCAATTAATGCTGAAGAAAATATTGCTCCATTAATGGATAATATTTTCAAAACTATTAATGAAGCTGCGTATGAAGCATGGCAAGAAACTTTAGATCAAGCACAATTACAAAGTGACTTAACTCCAATCCTTGAACCTCTAAAAGGTGATGAGGATAAGGTGATGAGTGCTGTTAGTAAATATCTTTTGAACAGATATATTGATGAGCAATTAGTTGCATTAGATAAGACTGCTCAACAAACACCTGCTCCTGCTGCTACTGTTCAACCTGGTGCTCAAAAAGAATATAATTTAGAAGGTGAAGAAAACATATACACTTGTAAGTTTGGTAAGATTCCTTTTAAGATAAATGCTCAAGAGTATATAGATTCAAAAGGAGAAAAAGGTTTCAGCATCACATTTGAAGCAGAGACAATGGCAGCACTTATGACTGAGAAAGGTCTTGATCCTAGCAATAATAAAGATCTTGATAAAGCTAGAGCTATTTTCTATGGAGCCATCTTGGCTAAAATTAGACCACAATTAGATGCATTTCAAACTAAGTCTAAGATACCTGCTTCAGATGCTCCACAAACAACATTTGTGTTAGATGGAATAGCAGAGAACACCGTTCAAATTGGAAGTCACGGTAAAATAACATTTACACTAGATGGTAAAAAGTTCAATGAGAGTGGTCAAGGATTTAATATTCAATTTGGTTCTTTTGATGGAGAAGTTTTAAATTCAGTTGCTGATGCTAAAGGTGTTTCTCCAGCAGAAGCTCAACAGTTAATTGGTAACGATATCTACATGAAGGTGCTTCAACAATTAGAAGCATTAAAGATTCCTGTTGCTCCTGCTATTGCTACACCATTTACACCAAATGTTGAAGTGGTTCCTGAAGTTACTGATAAGAAAGCTGATATAGAAAAAAGAAGACAAGCTGAACTTGAAGAAAATAAAAAGTTAGGTGTACAAGATTTAAAAACAAAAGTAGCTGAACAGTTTGATACGTTAGAGGAAACTAGAAATAAATTAAAACAAGAAGTTTCTGATGACGCATCTTTATCTGAACAAGATAAAGAATTACTAACATTAGCTATAGATGGAATATTTGATATACCAGGAAGCAATCCTTACATAACTGATGATTATGAAGGTTACGCAGCTTATGATCCTAAGAAGTTTGAACAATATATGTTATATAATTTTCCTAATTTAACTAAGGATCAAATTAGAGATGTATTATCAAAACATATTGAACCAATTGCTACACAACATAGTGCATCATTGCTTGCTAGTTTAGAAGGTCCTTCTGGTCTACCAAATAATCTTGCAGAACTTAATGCAGATAAAATCAATGCTAAATATGATGCAGAACTAGCAGCTTTAGAAAGTACTGAAGAAGTAATAAGTCCAAATTTAAAAAGTAATATAGATAATTTTGAAAAAGATGTAAACAAAGGTTGGAAAATGCATCTTTCAATTAAAGGTGTTGAACAATTTGAAAGTGAAAATGATGATACACCAGCAGATGAAATTAGAAGTAGAGCTACTGAAACAATTAAAATTCTAGATGATTTAAAATCTAAAGGTTTAATTAAAGGGTATAAAATTGGAAAAGATGGCGGACAACCTGGAAAAAATATAACTATTTATATTGGTAATGCAAATAAAGTTCAAGCTATAGTTGATGCTGTTGAAAAATCTTCTGAATTACGTGATCAAAATATATCTGATAACTTAAAGCTTACAAATAAAATTTCAGTTAGATTTCAAGTAGATGGTAAAATTGAACAAGGAAAAGATGATGTTACATTTTTAAGATATGGTCCATTAGGTATTGGCTTAATGAAAGAAGTAATTGAAGGAGATAAAGCAGATAATATGTTTAATCCAAAATTTTTACCTGAAACAATAAAAGGTTTAAATTATTATTTAGGAGATTATTTTTCAGGAAGTAAATTAATAAATGATAGATTAAATGCAGAACTAGCTACATTAAAAAGCACTGAAGAAGTAATAGTAACTCCACCAGCTACAGAACAAACTGCTAAGCCAAGTAAGTTTGCTAGTAGACAAAGAGGACAAAAACCTGATGATGCTGCAATGCGTGTTGTTGTAGCTAGACAAGCTAAGAAGTTCCAAGGTGAAGATTGGAAGAAGTTAGAGAAATGGATTGGTGAGAAGTTCCCAAACATTCCTGTATACAGAGTGAAGAACATCATTCAAGCTACTAATGGTAAACAAGCTTGGGGTATGCTTCATAATGGAGCTATCTATATATACGAAAATGCTGAGGTAGGTACTGTGTACCACGAGGTATTTGAAGCTGTATGGAAAATGTTTGCTGATGCAAAAGAAAAAGAAGCCATACTTAAAGAGTTTACAAGTAGAGAAGGAACATTCGTAGATAGAGAAACTGGTAGAACAGTTGAATACAAATATGCGACAGCTCATCAAATCAAAGAAGAACTTGCTGAGGAATTCAGAGATGCTGTACTTAATGATAAATTAGGTAAATCAATTGCCTCTAAGAGTTTGATTGGTAAGTTGTTCTCTCAATTGATTGATTTCATCAAGTCATTCTTCTATGGTAAAGATGCTCAACGTAATACAAAAGAGTTATTCAACAAGATAGGTGATGGATATTACAATACATTCAATCCTTATGTATCTCAGTTAGCTTATGCTAATGTGGGTGTGATTGATATTGAAAATGCTTCAGCTGATGATTTTTCTGATTTGAGAGTAACAGGAATCCCTGCTGTTCAGTTACATGAGATAATTGACGAGATGACATTCATTACTCTTACTGATCTTATTAAGAGAAAAGAAAGCTTATTCAACATAGTTAAACCTAGACAGAAAGAGCTTTACGAAATGCTTAATGTGAGAATACTAGATGTGATTGGTCATCAAGCAGATCTTATAGAACAAGATAAGAGAGATGGTCGTCTTACTGAAGAAGAAGGTGATAAATTATACAATGATATTGGAACATTATATGACACTGTAGATGCTCAATGGGAATCTATTATTGAGAGACACAAAGAGAAGCTTAAAACATTCAATATACAGTTTGATGAGAATGATGAGCTTGACATTAGTGAGTTTGAGAAAAGTAAAGAAGATCCTTTTGGAGATGCTAGAAAGATTGATTCATTCAGAAAAGCAAACGGTGCTGTTAAGTTATTACTAGGAACTCTTCCTCTTTCATACGTAGGTGTGAATGAAAAAGGAGAAAGAGAATTGAAAGTTGAAAAATCTTCTATTGGTGGTGCTATTCTTATTCCTGCTGATTCAGTGTTTATTAGATTGAAAAACAAACTTTTCGATTCTGTAAACATTGATGATATGTTGGATAGACTTAGAGAAATGGCTAAAGGAGATCCTAACTTTGAGAACTTGTACACAAGACTTACAAAATCATCTATTACTGCACCAATTGATGTTAGATCATTAGATGAGTCATCATGGCAACTTATCACTGCGTTCTGGAAATCAATGAAGAGTCAGAATGCTGATGCTATATCTGTATTCATCATGCCTGGTGGAGATGTAGTAGTTAGTGATTCAACATTAACTAGTGCAGCTAAACAAGCTAAGCGTGATATGACCAACACTATGGTTGACAAAATTAAATCTAATTCTACATTCTTCTCTTACGAACCTAAGACAGGAAGATATTATGCTACAGATAAGATTAAGTCTATGCCATTGAGTGGTTCAGACTTGACAACTTATACAGCGTTACTTAATGAATTAGGTATTGAGTTCAATATCAAAGCATTAAGTAGATTAACTGATAATCAAGCATTAGCTTTTAGAGGTGCTGTAGAAGGAATAAAAAGAGTCTTCTCTGATTTGAACGATAAAGGTAAAGCTAAAACTGATGCTGAGATTGAAAATGACGAAGCTAATGGAGAAGTTGCTAGAGGTATAGTTAGTTTAACTCCTAGAGCATTAAACATAGAAGGAAACTTATTCCAATTAGGACTTGTGCAGGCTGTTATTGAAAATAAAGAATTCGAGAGTACATACTTCAACATGAATGGAGAACGTACACAAACTTATATTGGTGTGAACGCGTTGAGTGGATTACACAACATTCTTTCTAAACTAGATAACATCACTGAGTTATCAAGCAATCCTGCATACAAACAATACGAATATTTACGTAATGACGTATTTGCTAAAGGAAGTGTGATGATGCAGAAGATGTTCAACTTACATCCTACAAAAGGAACAGGTAAACGTATTGCTGGTACACAAGACTTAATGAAGTCTGTATACATTGATGGTATGGATAATCAAGTTCGTGGTGTAAAGAAAGAAAGTTCTAAACTTTCAGCTAAAGAGAGACTTGTTCAAGAAATCAATCTTAACTTAAATGGATACTACTTAAATCTTGTTCCTGGAGATGCTGCTATTGAATGGGCTGTTAAAATGCACAATGATTTAGCATTCGTAACTAAAGAAGAATATGCTGACAAAGATCACTATGAAATCTTTAAAAACTATTTTATATCTGAAGTGGAACTTGCTAGAGATGGACGTAATATAGTTGAGAATGAAAATAGAAAGCCAACAGACTTACGTTTCTTTAAATCTATTTTAGGTGAAGAGCTTAATAATAAAATAACAAAAGGAGCTTATAGAAAATATACAGCTGAAGAGTTGTACAATGGAAAACCTTCAGAAGGATTCAAAGGATTCAGATCTGAAATTAATGAAGCTGTAGATGAGTTCATTAAAAAAGATGCTGCAGATACAGAAGCTCTTCTTAAAAACTATGGTATTGTATACTATGGTAGCGAAGGATTAACTATTGACGATATCAAACTTGATAATGAGTTAGAATTAAATGAAAAAACTTTAAGAGACCAACTTCAAGTGTTGTCTATCAATTATATGATAGCTAACATCGAGATGCACAAGTTATTATATTCAGACCCTTATCAGTATTCTGATGAGTTGAAACGTATTAAAAACTTTAACTCTCCTAGACAAGCTCTTTTAGTAGGATCACAAGATGTAAATGCTGCTCTTAATGAAATCTATAACAAAGGATTCAAACCTGGAGATGCTGGTTACACTGATATGACATTAGATTATTTTAGAACAATCACTCTTGGAGATATATTGAGTGTTAGTGATCTTAAAGATTATGACCCATATAAAGAAACTGATGGTGGTGGATACATTATGTTAAAAGCCAATCGTGTATTTGGAATACGTTCTGGAGAATGGACTGAAGCTAATGAAGCTCAATATCGACATGATATGGCGTACGAAGATCTTGTTAGATCAGGAGCTAGTAAGAGAGAGATAGAAAAATTTGATAGAAACAGTCCTGAGGTAGCGAGTACATACACTCCTAGAAAACCTATTGTGTCTGGTAATAAAGCTAATGGTAGAGATTACAATGATGTTGTACTACATAAGTTTGCATTACTTCCTCTATCATTCAGACTACTTCACAAAATGAATCCTGACTCTAATGCTATCAAGTTGTATGACAAGATGCAGAAAGAGAACATTGACTATGCTGTTTTTGAATCAGGAAGTAAAGTGGGTGCTGAGAAGATATCTCCTTTATATGATAAAAAAGGTAAGTTCGATGAGACACCATTCGAAGATGCTAATGCTGGTATTAACATCTATGAGAAACAAGCAGTATCAAACATACCGTTTGCTATTATGGGTGTACAAGCAGAAGTTCCTTCTAAAGATGCAGCTTATGTAACACAAGGATCTCAGGTGACTAAACTTGCTACATTAGACTTTATGGAAGCTGGTGTGCCAATTGACTTTGATGTTAATAACGGAGATTTCAATGCTAGATTCATTAAATGGATAAAACTATCTCCTGAGCAAAAACTAAAAGAGTCTGAACTATACAAAGACATTAAGCATAACCAAGACATGTTAAATGCTAAGATAGAGTATGGATACAAATCTCTTCTTAAGAAACTTGGTATAACAAAAACTGCTGATGGATTCATAATAAGTAATATTAATAAACTAACTGACACGTTGAGAGATGAGATCTTGAAACGAGAAGTGAATGATAACATCAGTGATGCACTAAAAGGATTTAAGTCTGGAGATGTTGTATTGGAGGCTACTCCTGCATACCAACAAATCAGAAACATTCTTTACTCTATTGCTGATAAGAACGTTGTATCTCCTAAGATATCTGGAGGTATGAAGGTACAGATTCCTTCTACATTATTAGAATCAGAAAGACCTGGGCAACAAGTAGTTAAAGGTAAGAATGTTTATAGCTCTAACCTACTTAAGTTCTACACTAGAAATGAGAACGGTAAGACAATAAATGTTTGTCAGTTAATGGTGGGTAAATGGTTTAAATCAGATATGTCTGATGAGGAGCTTATTAATTATTTCAATAATGATCCAGAAGGCAAGAAAGAGTTTGAAGCTATTATGGGTGTGGCATTCCGTATTCCAACACAGAAACAAAACTCTATTGATGTATTTGAGATAGCTAAGTTCTTACCTGAAGGATATAAAGACTCAGTTGTTATTCCTTCAGAACTTGTTATGAAAGCTGGATCGGATTTTGATATTGATAAGTTGTCAATCTATTTGAAAAACATATATCCTAGCAATGACAAAAAACCTAAAGTGGTTCCTTACTTAGGTGTAGGTCAAGAAGCCATTGATAAGTTTGGTAAAATGTATGATGCTGGAGAATTTAATGAGTACTTAAACTCTAAAAAACTTCTTTCCAAAGGAGAGGCTGAAGATAGATTAATGGAAGCTATTTTCCCTGAACAATACTCAACACAAAGAGAAGATGTAATTAATGATCTTTACAGACAGTCATTAGAGAATGAATACATCCAATCATTACAGAAGTTAATTTCTAACGACCTTAACTTTGATAACTTAATTAAACCTAACTCTGCAGATGATCTTAAAGAATTAACTGATAAGATTAATGATAAACTTGGTAGAACTAAGATTGACTATGGTGCTGTAGGTAACATGTTGAGTAGAGCATTTATGACTAACTTGAGACATGCGTTTGTTACAGGTAAGTATGCAATTGGTATTGCTGCGGTGAATCAAACTAACCATGCTCAAAATCAACGTAGTCTTATTTATGTAGATCCAGTTAAAATAAAAACAACAGTTGATCCAGTAGATGCAGGATGGTTAGGTGATGGTCAAATTAACTTCAATGAGTACAACTCAGTTATGGTTAATGGAGTTAAACGTGCCACTCTATCTAAAATAAAGAGTGCTGATGACAAAACATACATCTCTGATACTATTGGACAGTTTATCGATGGATATGTGGATATCTCCAAAGGTCCTTGGATTATGGAGATGGGAGCTACTCCTAATGTAGCTTCTACATGGTTATTCTTAGTTAAGCTTGGTGTGCCTATTAACACAGTAGGTTATTTCATGAACCAACCAATCATCCGTGATTACTTGAGAACAATCCAAAACAATGGATACTCATGGTTGTTCATTGAAAAATTTGTTGATGATGTTAAATATGATTATTTAACAGAGGACAATGTTGTTGTAAATGGAATCCCTAATGAGACAGATTTGTATGACATGATGGGTAAATCTCCTGAGAAAATGAGTCCTTCAGAGTTAGCTCAACAGAATTATATATTAGATGAGTTTTTAAAATACGCTATGATGGCTAGTCATATGTTCCAAGTTACACAAGGATCTAATTTTGACACTGCAACAATCAATGATCCATATTTAGTATTCAAGAAACAAATGCAACTTGCTAAAGCACAAAGAACGATGTTTTCTTCTATAAATGAAAAGAATGAAGTGGTACCTGCTGTAGATAGTATTCTTAAGAACTCTTTTGTAGGTGAGCTTGCTAATGTTATATATGGTGTACGTGATGCATTTGCTGAAATCTTAATCTCTGATAAAAAGAATGTCAGAAAGGTGATGGAACAAGTGTTAGCTCCTTATACAGAAATGAGTGATAGAGATTTTATTAAGATTTCTCAGAAAGCAGTGAATGATCTTTTTGACTGGGCTGTACAGAACGATAGAAAACTTAACAACTCAGTTAAGAAAATATTATTAGGTAACTCAACAGAAAAGAGTGCTGCTAAACAAATTATTGAATTTAGAGATAAGGTGTTAAAAGATGAAACACATCCTTTACATAACAACATGATTCTTAAATCATTACAATTAGAAAGTGGTAAAAAGATTGTATTGGATGAATATAAACTAAAAGATGGTAATGTATATCAAAGAGAAAATATAAGTCTTGAGTTATTGATGAAGTTAGGATATGCACCTAAGGAATCTAGAAAAATGATGAATATGTTTATTGCTAGTCCAGATAACATCTCTATCAAAGGTAAAGACGCTAAGGTGTATGACCAAAACATGATCATCTATGGATTCAATGAGTTAAAAGAAAAGCTTGGTGATGAGAACAAAGATCTTTATGGTAAGCTTGTTAGACTTGCTGTAATACAATCAGGACTTACAAACTCTCCTATTGCATTTACTAACCTTCTTCCTTATGATGATTTTAAAGAATTTTACAACCAAACGTTGTCTAATTTAGAAAATATCCCTAACTTAGCGGACTTTAAAACGTTAGATACAATGGAGAGAAGCAACTGGAATAACACTAACGTTGTTGTATTTAAGAAAGGAAGATTGCAAGAAAGTAAAGCAACTCCTGGAAATTGGTACTACCCAGAAAGACAATTCTTAAGTAAGAAACTAGAGAAGAAGATGCTTAATGGAGAACTTCCTGAAATGGTTGTAATACCAATTCGTTCAAGAGAAGGAAGAAGTGATTTCATGACATATTCTTACGAAGGACAAATTACAAAAGCTCAAAGAATTAAGGCTAGAAGAATTGGAGATACTTCTCACGTCAATAAAGGATTATTCAAAAAGGTATACAAAATAAATGATGAAGGTAAAAGAGTTCCTTTAATACAAGAATCTACATTCAAAGGTAAAAATGGAGTTGAAAGAACCTACCTAAACTATGTATACAAAATGATTAATGCTTGGGGTGATTCATATAGAGCTCAAGAGTTTTACGGTAAAGAGTTTCCTTTGGATCCTAACTCAACAGTATCTAGACCATCTGTATTAGACAATGGATTTATGAAGGTGATGAGAGAAGTAGAAGATAGTGAAATTGAATTGGCTCTTTTAGGAACAACACCAGTGGTAGCTACAATCCAACCAACTAAAAATGTAGAAGTGGTAGACAGATATTCTGTTGCTGACGTACAAGCTAATCCAGATAAGATTTATGTATTTGGAGATAACACTCAAAGAGTTGGAATGGGTGGCCAAGCTCAAATCAGAAACAATCCTAACGCTATGGGAATAGCTACAAAAATTACTCCTTCGATGGATGAAGCTGCTTTTATGTCAGACAAAGACTTAATCAAGAACAGACAGATCATTGATGGTGACATAGCTAAAATCAAAGCAACAGGCAAAACTGTAGTGATGCCTAAAGATGGATTGGGTACAGGTTTAGCACAGCTAAAAGAAAAAGCTCCTCAGACATATGCATATTTAAAACAAAGACTTTTACAAGAGTTTGGTTTTGATAATGACAATGGAAGTATAAACAACGACCCTCAAGCTCCTGCTCCAGTGGCTGAACCAGTGGTAGAAGCACCAAGATCAACCAAAGAGCGTGTGTTAAAAGATGGTAAGTCTTATAACTTAAGTGACATTGGTATAGACATGTTAATTAAACTTGGATATAGTAATGAAGAAATTGGGAAAATATTAAAAGAAGTTAGAAAAGAAATTTGTTAATATGATAAGTTGTATAAATACTAGTTCACAAGAATGGCAGTCCTTAGTGACTGCCAGAGGTGAAAACATGGCCCACTATCTTTGGGAATTTTACGAAGGGGAAGTTCCTCAAAAAGAATATTTTCAAACTGAACATCCTGCATCAAAAGCTTCTAATGAAACAGTGGCTATGATGAAAGATGTTGCTAAGCAAATGGATTTAGATATTGTAACTTTAGAAGATTATTCTAAAGGTAATCCTGATATAGATACTAAAGGAGTCAATGGTCTTGCTGATCTTATTAAAGGAGTAATAGCTATTGCTCAAGGAATGGAAGGATACACTTTAACAGAAGAGGTGGTGCACATTGCTACAGCTATATTAGAACAAACTAATCCAAAGCTTGTTACAGAAATGATTTCTAAAATTACTAGATTTAAAATCTATGATGAAACATTAAAAGCATATAAAGGAAAGAAAGCGTATCAGTTAGCTAATGGAAAACCAGATATTAGAAAGATAAAAAAAGAAGCTGTAGATAAACTTATAGCTGAATTAATTATCAATCAATCTGAAGGCTCTACACAGTTTCCTGAACTAATGGCTGAAACAGAACGTTCTATGGTACAAAAATGGTGGGATACTATTCTTGATTTCATCAGAGGACAATATAGAAAATCTAATATAGATATCTTCCAACAAACTTCACGTAAAGTGTTATCTGCTAATGTAGGTGGAGTAGTTTCTAATATTACTAATGGTGGTATATTCTATCAAGTTAAAAACTCTATTGTAGATAAACTCTACGATACAGTTATAGATTTTAGTAATAGATTAAAAGTGGTGGATGAAACAACAGATGAGTCAGGTAAAAAAATACCAAGACATTATGTTCTTGATGATCTACCTGAACAAATTCCTTCTGTAACAGCATCACTTAAAAAAACTCTTCCTGATAGAACTGATCTTCAGAAGTTCTTAGATGATCAGAAGAAAGACTGGGGAACTGAAATACATGATTATATATATAAATTTGTAACTAACAATCTTATAGATAAAGATGGATATAAAAGAGATGTAGCATTAACCAATGCTATAGCAACTAAACTTGATCCTAAAGTTCAAACAAGAATAGAAGCATTTGCTACAGAGCTCATCAGCTCTTACAAACCAGGTACACGTTTCATATTAGAAGCTAAGGTGGTTAATCAGAGAGTGAAAGGTAAACTTGCATCTGCAGTTGATTTCATGGCTCTTGAACCTTATCAAAAAGAAGATGGAACAGATGATATTAAAGTGGATATCCTTGACTGGAAAACTACATCTGTAAACAAAAGTGTGGATGAAGATATTCACTGGGGTAAACAGAAAGACTGGAAAGCTCAGATGGGTGAGTACACTAAGATTTTATATAACTATGGATTACAACCTGCTCAATTAAGAAAAGCGAGGATGATTCCATTTGTTATCAACTACAACTATGCAGTTGAAGGAAAACCTGAAAGTGGATTCTCTGCTCCTACATCTATGGAAATAGGTAAACTAAATTCATTAGAAGAAACAAATCTATACTTACTTCCAGTTCCTATTAACTCAGAGAGCACAGGTAACCCAAAAATTGATTCTCTTGTAAAATCATTGAGAGAGCAATGGGAAAAACTATATAAGAAACCAGTATCTCCTGAAGATAGATATACTAAAATCTTAGAAATCAATAAGTTAAGCACTGCTATTCGTAACTTACATGTTAAATTAAACTTCGAACCTTTAGTAACTGTAGGTAAATCATTCTTGAATAATGCAAGAACTTCATTGGATGACTTTGCTAAAATAGACTATAATACAATAAGTAAAGAAGAGTTAGATAAAAAGCTTGGAGACTTAATTGAATATGGTGTGAGTGCTGTAAAGTTTACATCAATGGATCAAGTGTTTCTTTCTGAATATACAAGAGAGGGAATGACTGATGACAATAAAAAGATATTGAAAGAACTAGAGCACATTGCTTCTATGGCAGGTCGAATGTTGAATGAGATTTCTGAATTACAAAATCAATATGCTGTACACTTAGGTATTAAAGAAGGAGTCACAACAGAAGAGACTAAAACCACTATATTGAAAGCTGAGAAAGAAATTGATGGTTTTGCTAAAACATTTTTAGAAGGATCTAAACTTTCTGCTAAGATTATTAAGCTTGCGTCAAACATGCTTATGAATGCAAATAGTCTTGTGAATATTGAGTTTTCAAGAAAAATGAAAGAGTATGAGAAACTTCTTATTCCATTAGAAAAAGAAGCTGCAGCAAGAGGAGTGAATGCATTTGACTTAATTGGTACAATGTCTCCAACAGGGTTAAACCTTATTAGAAAGTTTGACGTTGCGTTCTGGAATAAATTAAAAGATGCTAGAGAGAAACGTGATAAAGATTTCTTTTTAAAGAACATGAATATTGAGGAGTATGATAAACTTTCTAAGGCTGCAATTGATAAAGGATTGACAGATCTTGATAAAACTGTATTCTCAAATGATCAAGAAGAAGATTCATTACAACGTACTTGGAGAAAAGCTAAACTAAGAGATTCCTTAGATATACATAGTGAATACTTTGATGGATACGATAATTACAGATTCAAACAGTTATTCAGAGAAACAATGATTGAAGATGGTAAGTATTCTAAAGAGTATGAAGATCTTCGTAAAAATAAAGCTGCTCATGATGTGTGGCAATTCTTCAGCGATTTGAATGCTAAAGCTAGACAAATGGGTTACCTTGATAAACAAGGAAGTTCATTCTTTCCATTAATAGAAGCTACCATTCTTCAGAAGTTTGCACAGACAAATGATGTAACTGCTCAAGCAAAAGAATCTTTATGGACAGACTTCTATCAAACTAGAATTAATGAGGGACAAAACCTTTCTAAAATTGATCCTGAGACAGGTAAAGTGAGAAAGTCAATTCCTAAATACTTTACTCAAACAGATAAAGCTGTGAACCAATTGTCTACTGACCTTAATAAGGTGGGTGCAATGTGGGTTAAGTCTTTATTAGAATATGAAAGTTCTAAGAACTTAGAGAACACTCTTCTTACATTACATGCTGTTGAAAAATCTAAAGGAAGTCTTATAGTTGAGAATGGTGTTGTTCAGTTTACAGATGGAGAGTTGAGTGTAAATGAATCAGAAAATAAGAATGCAGATATATTACAAGTGATTATTGAAGATGGACTATACAAACTAGGACAAGATCTTGGTTCATTAGGGAATGTTGGTTTTGCTACGTTTGGAGAAAAATTTGGTAAGACAGAAGAAGAAAAAGAAGCTAAGACAGTGAATGCTAAAAAGCTTTTAAGTAATGCTGATACATTAACTAGATCTCTTGCGGTTGGTCTTAAACCTCTTATTGCTATAGCCAACTTTATTGGATACAACTTTCAAGCATTCGTTAATGGTGGAACAATGTATTCATTTGCAGAATTTCAAAAGAACAACTTAAAGGTTGTTACAGGAAAAGGTTTCACTGTAATACAAAAAGGACTTTTAGATCTTATTGTACCACTGAATGAAGATGTTACTACAGAAGAAAGAAGAAAGATAGCTAAGAAACAAGGACTTGGTAAATACCTGTCTACATGGACATTCACTGATGTGATGATGTCAACTAACTCTTTTGCTGAAAGAAGATTACAAATGGGTAATGCATTGAGTATTATCGATAACTCAATGGTTGTAGATGGTAAGATTGTGAACATAGTTCAGTACTTAAAACAACAAGATAGAAATGCTAGAAAAGAATTGTCTGAAAGCGAAAGAAAAGCTTTAGAGAAATCATTTAATGAAAGAGTTAAAGAATTAAAAGAATCTTCTTCATTAGATAAGGTGGCTACTATTGAAAATGATGAAGTGATTATTCCAGGAGTGAGTGATTCAGAGTTAGCTAAGTTTCGTACATCTATTATTGAATATGGTAGAAAGCTTAATGGTCAGATGAATGAAGACAATAAAGCTGGGTACAGAAGAGATACTATATTTAGTTCATTCATGATGTTCAAAAACTGGATGCCTAAGTTAGTTGCTGAACATACGTTAGGAATTGATAAAAATGCAGAACTTGATAAATGGGAATATGGTAGAACTAGAGCGTTTGTTAAAACTTGGCAACATGTAGGGTTTAGAAACATATCAAAAATGAGAGCCATTATAACTGGTACTGATGAAGGATTACAAATTCTTAATGAAATGCTTGAGGCTAAGAAATTAGATTACTTTAGAAAGACTGGTCAAGAATTAGAGATTACAGAAGAGGAATTCCAAGATCTTATCAGAGAACAAATAGGTAATCAAATGAAAGAACTATACTTATTGTTTGGAATGATGTCATTAGTTCTTGCAGCTAAAGCAGCTGAACCACCAGAAGATGCTACAGAAGAAGAAAAAAATAGATACAAGTGGTATCTAAAACTTGTAAATAAAGTGTCTGATGAGATTACTTTCTACTACAATCCTTTATCATTTGAAAGTATGACTAAAGGATCTGTAATTCCATCTCTTGGGCTTTTAAGTAGAGCTACACAAGTGTTTTGGTATACAGGTAGAGAAATGTATGGACAAGTTTCAGGCGATGAAGAGATGATTGAAAAATCACACCCTACTAAATACTTCTTTAATATGATTCCTGTAGCTGCACAATTTCAAAATGAATTATTACCTTACTTGTATCCAGAATTGGCTAAAGAACAAGGTATACGAGTTACTGGAGAATCAAGAAGTAGATAAACGCTATATTATACCAAATATCTAACATACACCCTTTTATAATACATAATTAATATATAAATTTGCTCACATGAGAACAGCTGCAATTTGCCCAACGTGTGCCACATATGAAAATGCTAAATGCATTATATACAATGGCTCTTATTTAACTAATATACAAGCCAATCCTTTAGAAAGTCTTGAGTCTATATTAGCTAAAATAAATAATAACTTGGTACCAAAAACTGGTACCACTGCTCCTACTACTTCTGCTACATATATAGGACAGCTTTATTTGAATACAACTAATTCTATATTATATTTTGCTAAGTCAGTAGGTGCTGGATCAAATGATTGGAGTATTGTATTAACAACACCTAAAATCACTCCTCAATATTCTGATAATGCTTCTGCTATATTTGCAGGATTGAGTGTTGGTCAAATATATCGTACAGGAGATCTTTTAAAGATTGTTCACTAAGAACAAGCTCTACGTAAATATATTTACCTTATGCTATATTATATCAGAAATATAATATTAGCATTTCTTTATATGGAATAAACAATTTATATTTGTTCTTTAATTATATATGTAACCAACAAACCCACTCAACTTCGAGCTTGGGCATTTTGCGTTTAAATAAGTAATATATATATAAAAATCTTTACCAGTATGGCCCAATCATTTGAACAACAAGTAGAAAAAGAATTGAAGAGCATGGATCAACGTTTATACGATCTAGAGGAAAAAATGACCTCTATAGATAGCAAACTAACACAAGTGGTGGATGCTATATTAGGTAATGCTTTGACAAAAACTGGTGGATTTGTTACAGACATAACTGAACTTAAAGAACGAATCAAAGATTTAGAAACTAAGATTCAAAAACAAGAAGAGTTTAAGAAACGATTTACCTGGACTGTAGGTATAATCGTAGGGATAGGTGTCTTATTACAATACATATCTACATTATATAAAAATATTACATCATAATGAAAAACCTACCTAAAGAAGAGCTATTAAGTCGTCTTGAAGCTATTAATAGAAGTAATGCTATTATTTATTTTGATTTAGAAGGTTTTATATTGGGAGTAAATTCTATCTTTTTAAAGACTATGGGTTTTCAAGAAGATGAACACGAAAAACTTATTGGAAAACATCATAGTATTTTTGTTACTTATGAGTATTCTAAATCTGATGAGTACGTTAAGTTTTGGGAAAAATTAAGAGAGGGTATATTCTTTGAAGGAGAGTTTGAAAGAAAAAAAATAGATGGCAGTCCTATTTATTTACAAGCAACTTACAATCCTATTTTTAATGAAGAGGGTAATATTACAAAAATAATGAAGATTGCTACTGACATTACTGAAACAGTAGATAGTAAAAACAAGATTGATGCTTTATCTAAAGACTTACAGATTGAGTTGGAAAAATCTGAAAAACTTAAAGATTCAATAGAGAAAGAAAAAGATGCTGCTTTGAATGATTTAGATGTAATTATAAAAAAAGGTCAAAGTGAGTTAATAAAAGTGATTGTTAAATGTGCTTTGGCAGTAATAATAGGTGTTGGAATTGTAACAACTGTATTATATTGGGCAGCTATTGTAACAAATAAAGAAACTCAAATTATTGGGTCTACTTGGAGTAACATGTTTAGTGTCTTATTGACAAACGCATTTTCAATAGTTGGTACAATTATGGGTATTAAATATGCCACACAAGAAAATAGTAATAATAAAATTAAATAGTTATGAGCTTTTGGAAAGAATTAGTAAGTGATGAATCAAATAGAGTTTCATCTAAACGTGTAGCAGGACTTTTATGTGTTGTTGCACTTGTAGCATCTTTAATTGCTAACACATTCAGTCATGAATTAATTAAGCCTTCAGATGTTCTTGTAGAGTCTGTAGCTTTGTTTGCATTTGGTGCATTAGGCCTTACATCAATTGATAAATTTACTAAGAGTAAACAATAATGAAGATAACTAAAACAGGAGTGGCAGGTGTTGAATTGATTAAAACCTTTGAAGGGTTTAAATCAGCTCCATACAAATGTCCAGCAGGTATACCAACAATTGGGTATGGAGCAACATTCTATCCTAATGGTAAGAAAGTAACAATGACTGATAAAGCTCTTACTGAAACAGAATCAGTTGAGTTATTAAAACATATGCTTGTTAGTTTTGAGAAGTATGTAGATAGTTATTGTAGAGATGACATCAATCAAAATCAATTTGATGCATTAGTATCATTTGCTTATAACTTAGGTCCAGCAAATTTAAAATCTTCCACTCTATTGAAGAAAGTGAATGCTAATCCTGCAGACGAAAGTATTAAACTAGAGTTTATGAAATGGGTAAAAGCAGGAGGAAAAACTTTGAAAGGTCTTGTAGCAAGAAGAGAAGCAGAATCTAAATTATATTTTAAAAAATAAATTATGCAATTATCAGAAAACCTATCGTTAGCAGAAGTAACAAGAAGTGAAACTGCAAAGAGAAAAGGAATTAGCAATATGCCAACTCCAGAACACATTGAAAATTTTAAAAAGTTAGCTGAGAATATATTCCAGCCAATTAGAGAACACTTTGAAGTTCCTATTCATATTTCATCAGGGTACAGAAGCAAGGCTCTTAATACTGCTATTGGAGGAAGTTTGTCCTCTCAGCATTGTTCTGGTGAAGCAATTGATATTGATATGGATGGTACATCAATAACTAATGCACAAATATTTAAGTTCATTAAAGACAACTTAAACTTTGATCAAATGATTTGGGAATTTGGTACTGATAAAAATCCTGATTGGGTTCATGTATCATATGAATCAACTGGTAAACAACGTAAACAAATTTTAAAAGCTGTTAAATCAGGTGGTAAAACAAGTTATGTACCGTATAAGTAATTTCATAAAACAACAATGGCTTGGGTCCATTTTAATTATACTGTTCTTTCTATTCTTGTTTTATGGAATAGGACAGAATAGTGAATTAGAAAAAGAAAAGCAACGTCTTGAAAAAGAGATTGAAGTACTTGAGCAAAAAGAAGAACTACACTGGAATAAACTTGATAGTTTAAAAATTAGTGAAAGTACTATTATTCAAAAAGAAAAAACATTAATACAAATACAACATGACACAATTAAGGTTATTGATACTATGTCTATTAGTGAGCTTCAAGAGTATTTCACAGACAGATACCATCAAAAAGATAGTATTGAATGAAAAAGTAGCTAGAGAAGTAGTTAAAGATCTTGTTAACGGAGATTTTTGCAAACAACATCTATTACTAAAAAATGAAGAGATTAAGAATCTACAAGAGCAGAACGATGAGCTTGTAGAGATCATTAAGATAAAAGATAGCATCCTTTCTAAGAAAGATGAAATCATTACTGTTCAAGATAAAGCAATAGGATGGTGGAAGAAACCTGAACTTCATGGGTATGCAGGTGTTCAAACAATAAGACTTACATTAAATGAACCCATGTTGTATACAAATATAATGCTTGAATTTCCTAAGTTTAATTTAGGTGTTCAATACTTTGTACAACCAAATAATCCATCAGGGTATGGATTCATTTTTGAATATAATTTATTTTAAACCATGGCAAAACAAACCAATACAGTAGAGAAACAGGTGAAAACTAAAGTTAGCAGACCTGGAATTCATGCTAAATCTAAAACATCTTCTCTAAAAAGTTCTAAGAATTACAAGAAACTTTATAGAGGTCAAGGTAAATAATCAAACTAGTTAGACTCGTTCTAACTATTTTTGTTATTTTATTTTGGTGATAATCATCTACTTATAATTAAAAAAACTTATTTTTGTATAACGAATAAAAATTTAAATCATGGCAATACCTTCAAGACAGATAGGTTGGGGAACAGACTCTAATCTATTATGGCAAATATCAAAACAATTAGAATACTTAACAAAGGTGACAGGAACTGCATCAGATGTAACAGTAATTAATGATATAACAGATCCAGTTCCTGTAACTGTAGAAAATACAGTGAATGTTGTAGATGTAAACACTGTAAAACCATATAAATATATTTCATTAGCGTCAACTAATGCTAATACAATAAATGCACAACAATCAAAATTATATGTTGTTTCGGCTATTGGGCTTACAAGTACAGTTAGATATTTGAAGTTTTATGATAAAGCAACAGCTCCCACAGTAGGAACTGACACTCCAGTGCTTACTATTCCAGTTCCAGCTAATACACAAGGAGCAGGTATTGTAATTCCTTTTAATATTCCTATTGATTTTATTAGTGGTTTATCATTTGCTATTACAAGTGGTTCAGCAGATAATGATACTGGGGCAGTAGGAGCAGGAGATGTAATTGTTAATTTAACTTACGTATAATATGTTAACATTATTAGGAGCAGGACAAGGACAAAATAGCTCATTTGATGCAGATTATCAAGCTGTGTTGAATAGAGCTGTTGCGTTAGGATATACGTTGCCAACAGCTTCTCAACAAATTATACAAAATAATTTGGTTTTATCTTTAAAAGCGGGTGGTATATGGACTAAACTTGATGTGTTGTATATTTTTGCTAATAATGGTGGACAAAATTTTGCTACATTAAATTGGAAAGCACCTACATTAAATCAATCAACTTTAATTAATTCTCCAACTTTCACAACTAATCAAGGATTTCAAGGTAATGGAACAAGTAGTTATATAGATACGAATTTTAATGCGGTTACTCAAGGAGTTAATTATTTACAAAACAATGCAAGTAGATATTTATATTTATATACCGCAAGTGGAACTGGAGCTTTAGATGGTAAATCAGCCGCTTCTATTAATAATATAATAAGAGGTTCAACTAGCAGTCAAAGAATTAATCAAGGAACAACAGGGTTAACTGGTGGTTCTTTTGATTTTACAGCTACTCAAGGAATGAAATCAATACATCGTACAAATTCTACAAACATAGAGTTGTTTAATGCTACAACGCAAGGAAGTAGAACAGCAACATCGGCAAGTATGAATAGTAATAATCAATTTGTTTTACGTTCTGGCTCATTGTATGGAGCACATAGAGTATCTATGTATGCAAATGGTGCTTCTTTGGTAGCTGAAAATACAGCTTTTGTAAATGCGTTTAACACTTATATAACTTCTTTATAACATGATAGTTTTACATCCAAATTTAGAACAATATACCGCTTTGAATGGGTATAAAAATAACGCTTCAGAATTACTATTTGTAAAAGATGGTAGCGACAGATGGATAGTTGGTTTAGAGGTCTTAAACGACCCAAACTTTTCAGAAATTTATGACCAACTTAATGAGTTAGAGCGTATTGAATATACACCTTTCCCAGAAAACTAATAAACACACAACAATAAAATATAATAAACCAACTACATTATGAAAGATTTAAAATTTGTCCAAGCATGTCCAAGTGACATCTATTACACATGGCAAGTAAACTTATGGATGGAAAGTCTAAAAGAGATAGGACATTCTGACAAAGCAATCAATCTTATATTCACTCCTAAAGGAAGAGAGAATAGAGATAAGTGGAAACAAATCGAAGAGTTGTATCCAGAAGCTGAATTTCATTTCTATGAAGATGAAGACAACTTAAATAGATTAATAGGAATATACATTCCTGTACTTAGACCATATGTTCTTTGGAAACATTTTAAGAAACATCCAGAACTAAGTGAGAAAGCAATCTTCTATTGTGATTCTGACATTCTATTTATGAAAGACTTTAATGTAGATCAGTTTTTAGAAGATGACATAAACTATCTATCAGACACAAATAGCTATATCAACGCTAAATATTTTGATAGTAAGATACATCAAGTGTTACCAGAAAAATTAGAAGAGTATAAAGGTAGAGATGTTCTTGCAGAAATAGCAAGTGTTATTGGAATCAGTAGAGAGATAGCTGAAGCTAATAATGATCATTCAGGAGGAGCACAATATCTATTAAAGAATGTAGATGCTGATTTTTGGAGTAAGGTGATGAATGATTGTATTCTTATAAGAACCTATTTACAAAAGATAAATAGAGAATTTTTTAAAGATGAAAACTCAGGGTTTCAAAGTTGGTGTGCAGATATGTGGGCTGTCTTATGGAACATCTGGTTAAGAGATCAAGAGACAAAAGTGGTGAGAGAATTAGATTTTGCATGGGCAACAGATCCTATTGTAAAATTAGAGTCTCACACAATCTTTCATAACGCAGGAATAGTTTCTGAAACAGGAAATGGATACCCAGCTTTCTATAAAGGTAAATACCACATGGGAACTGATCCAACAAAAGATCCATATTTAGAAACTGTATTGAATGATGAGAATTCTAAAAAGTTTTGTACGTGGTTTTATGCCACTAAGCTAAACGAAATAAAAGAAAAATATAATTTATCATATTAACATGAAAGAATATAATGGTTTAGTAAATCTTAATTATCCAGATAAACCATATTGTATTTATATAATATACTCTGAAGATGAAACTGATAAAAACATTTACATAGGTGTTACTTCTGATCATAATCAAAGAGCGTATAAACATTCTATAAGTAGAACTTATAAAAGATATAAAGATTTTCCATTATATATGTGGATGAACGATGTTATAGAAGAAAAGAAATTAAAGGTTATGTTTAAAGTTATTGAAAGTAACTTAACGGAAGAAGAAGCTTTTTTAAAAGAAAAAGAGATAATTTCTGAGTATATTGAAAAAAATTATATTGTATTGAATGGTACAGATGGTGGAAAAGGACCTAATGGACGAGCTCCTTGGAATAAAGGTAAAACAAATATATATATATACAGATGAACATTTGCAAAAATTATCAAATGCTCATTTAGGAAGAGTTTCTACAAATAAAGGCAGAAAACATAGTGATGAAACAAAACAAATTATATCTTTAAAGAATAAAGAAAGAAAAGATAGAGGATGGGTTAATCCTAGAAAAAAGAAAGTGTATAAATATAATAAAGACAGAGTACTTTTAGTTACTTATTCTTGTTTGCAAGAAGCAGGAACAAAAGAAAATGTATCACCTATAAGCATAGGTGAGTGGTGCAGACAAGAAAAAAGACCTAATAATAATTTTATATGGTCATATGTCGAATTAGTTTAATAATATTAACAAATAAAATTTAATAAAATGAGTACAATTAATGCAAGGCCTTTAAAAGCATTTGTTCGCTTTGATGGTTCAGGGCGAATAGTTGCAGGAAGCTTAATCCTTAGAAAAAATAAGCCAAAAGTAGGAAAATGGAAAGAGATTCCAGCATATGAGTGTTGTAATTATACTACCACCACTACTACCACTGTGGCACCAACTACTACAACAACTACAACTCCAGCACCTTAATCATGGCTGAGTTATCATTATTTCCAAACGATATGGCAAGTAAAGCAGTTATGGATCTTTCATTAGAATCTATAGCTGCAAAGCTTACATATTTTCATGAGCAATTACATTTGTTACATTGGCAAACAACCAGTTATGCAGAGCATCAAGCTCTTGGTGCATTGTATGATTATGTACATGATTTCAAAGATGGTGTGGTAGAAAAGATTATGGGGTATACAGGTAAAAGACCTGGTCTTTATAAAATAGAACCTCTTACAAATTGCAAACCTGAACAATGTGTATCAGATCTTATGAAGTTTGCATCAAGTTTAAAGATGTATGGTGAGAAGAATGGTTTCCATGATGTATGTAATCTAGCAGATGCATTATCAGGAGAAGCAGCTAAAACAAAATATTTATTAACATTGTCATAAATGGAGATAAACAGAAAACATTTTCCTAAAGTGATGCAAGATAACGATGAGGTTTTTCTTGCACACTTAGAAGGTGTTATCTCTTCTGTAGATGAACTATGTAGTCTTGAAATAACAAAACTATCAGAGTCTTACAGATTCAGAATAGCAACAAGTCATCCAATGTATAACAATATGCTTATAGAAGAGATTCTTAAGTTTTGTAACATGTTTAAGATGAGAATAGATATGAGTAAATCAATTAAAACAACGAGTGTAATAACATTCGAAATAACATTAGAATAATTATGCCAACATTCATTAAACCTACCCTTTGGGAAGTTAGAACCAATCCTGCACAAGGATATAGAGGAGAATTGAATCTTGATGAACTTATCAAGAAGTTAGCTAGTACAGTGGTTGGTCCACAAGGCCCTCAAGGAATTCAAGGAATACAAGGAATTCAAGGCGTGGAAGGTCCACAAGGAATACAAGGTGAAACAGGTGCTGCATTGACAGTGCTTGGTTCTTATCCAGATCTTGCTGCATTCTTAGCAGGAGCTGGTGGAGATCCTGGTCTTCCAGGTACTGCATGGATTATAGAATCAGATGGTTCATTATATGTATGGAACACAGCAACCAATACTTGGGATGATGTAGGAGATTTACAAGGACCACAAGGTATACAAGGAATACAGGGACCTCAAGGAGAACAGGGTATTCAGGGGATACAAGGTATTCAAGGACCTATTGGTCCTTCAGGAAGTCTTTTTGCTCAAACAGGAAACTCAACAATTATAACAGGTATTACTGAAAGCACATTAATAAATGGTGGTGTAGGTACATTAACTGTTCCTGCAAATGGATTTCAAGTGGGGGATAGTTTTAGAGCTGTTTTTGGTGGTGTCATGAATGCTGCAAATAATCAAACTATTAGAATAAGAGTTAAAGCAGGAGCCATTACATTATTAGATAGTGGTGTACAAAATCTTGGAAGTGCTGTTACAGATGATGTGTGGAGTCTAAATGTTGATTTTACAATTAGACAAATTGGAACTGCTGGTGTAGCTTCTATTGTATCATTAGGGTCTTTTCATTACACAAAAACTAACAATGCTTCTGTTCAAGGATTTGGTTTTAATGTAGTGAATAACACAACATTTAATACAACAGTTAGTAATACATTAGATGTTACAGCTCAATGGGGATCTGCTAACGCAGGAAACAACATTTACAGTGATATCTTTGTACTAAACAAAACATATTAAATATATTTGTATATATAAAAAACAAACATCATGTCTATATTTATAAAAGCAGGCCTTTGGGTCGAAAAACAATTAGGGTATAAAGGAGAATTAAATCTAACTCAATTTGTTGAAGCAGCTATTCCTCCTATTCCACCCCCACTTCCTTATAAAGAGTTTTATTTTCAAGCTTTAGGTCAAGGGGTACAGCCTACATTAGTACTTAATAACACTTTTGATATTACTCCTGTTTTTTCATCAGGAGTTTCTGGAACAACAATATTTACTTCACCAGGAGCTTTTCCTGATTTAGATAAAGTAGTTATTGATACAGGGTCATCTAGAACTAGGCCAAGTAATACTTTTACTCCTGATATTAATCATATTAATTTTGCTACACCTAATGATAGTTATATTAGCGTTAAAGTGTATAATTAAAAAAGATTTATTACATTTACAACTAATTTTAAAACCAACACATTATGGCACAGTATGATCCTTCAAAAAGGTACACATGGACTCCTGAAGACACATTCACATTAACAGGACAACAGTTTGGATTATTTTTAAACACAGTTAGAGCTTATTTATCATCAGAAGAAGCTGCAAGGTTTCAATTAATGATGCAAGCTAATCAGGCAATTGAAGAATTAATGATTAAAGGTGTAGAATCTGATATCATTAAGGAAGTGGAAGAACCACAAGTTCCTACAATGGAAGTTGTAAAAGAATAATAATATAGCTCTTGGGTGACGAATAAGAGCTGTTTTCAAACAAAAGCACTTCTCTATGAGAATATATGAACCAAAGAATAGAATAGATGTTATAACGCCAAAGGGAGATGGCTCAATATTATTTGTGACCGATTATGGTCATGAGACAGACACCATCTATACAATTATAATTAATCAAACTGGAGAATTATGGCAATATTGTCATAAAGATCTTATTGTAAAACCCAATATAACATTTAAACGCTATGGCAAAAATGATTAAAAAAGCACAAAATGGTACTAAGACAGCAGATAGTACAGCTTATTTTAAAAAATCTGCAGATATTAATGCTAAAGTAGCTCGTTCTGCTGCTAAATATGGAGATAGAAATTTATCTGAAAAAGCAATGAAGGATTCTTATGAAGATACTAGAAGTATGCTTAGACAGACTAGAAAAGGACAACCTGGTTATGATAAAAATGGATTTCCTTTAAAAAAGAAAATGAAGAACGGTGGTTCTTTATCTGCACTTAAAGCTTCTAACAAAAGAGTTGGTTCTGAGAAAGGTGCATTTATTGATGTACAAAAGAAAGCATTAGCTGGTGCTAAAGGAAAAGCTTCTCTTACCAAAGATAAACAACTTGGTGCTACAAAGATGCAAAATGGCGGTTCTGTAGGATCAAAAGTTGTTAAAGAAAATCCAAGACAACAAAAAAGACTTTCTAGAATCAAAGAAAATAATCCAGAAAGAGCTGAAAGAGTTGAGAAGAGAATGGTTAAGAGAGCTGATAGAGCTATGGGTGCTAGAGGTGCTGCTTCTAGAATGAAGACAGGTGGTAAAGTGGCTAAAAAGAAATAAGTCATGAAAACTATTAAGAAAGCTCAAACAGGTACATCTGTAGATACTATTAAAAAGAAAACTACTGCTGAAAGACTTATTGAAGCAAGAGAAAATAGAAGAAAACTAGATAGCATTACAGCAGTTAAAAGAGCTGAGATTGTAAGAAAGAAAGATTCTATTATTGCAAGACAAAGACCTGATAATATGACTAAAGAGCAATATCAGGCGTTTCAAAGAAAGCAAAATAAACAAAAAGATGTTCCTGCTTGTGATACAGCTGATCCTAATTTTAAGTCTACAAGATGTGGAACAAGTAAAGCAGCTTCTAAACAATCTAAATCTGATTGGAGTAAAAAGAAAAATGGTGGCTCTATAGCTAAAGATGGTAAATGGATGCAGAAAGCTGCAGCTTCTATTAAGAAGCGTGGTACAAAAGGTGTTTGCACAGGAGCTAAATTTGGTGGACCAACGTGTAAACCTGGATCTAAGCGTTATAATTTGGCAAAAACTTTTAAAAGTATTGCTGCTAAACGTAAATCTAAATAATCATGGCTATTACTAAAGTTCCAAATGGTCCTCTTATTAAGAAGAAGGGTGAGTTCAAAGGAAGTACATTAAAAAATGGTGGTAGTACACCAGCTTGGACTCGTAAAGAAGGTAAAGATCCTAAAGGTGGTCTTAATAGAAAAGGAGTGGCATCTTACAGAAGAGCTAATCCTGGATCTAAACTTAAAATGGCTGTTACAACTAAACCTTCTAAGTTAAAACCTGGAAGTAAAGCAGCTAATAGAAGAAAATCTTTTTGTGCTAGAATGGGTGGCGTAAAAGGTCCTATGAAAAAACCCAATGGTAAACCTACAAGAAAAGCTCTTGCTCTTCGTAAATGGAATTGTTAATTATGAAAAAACAAATGATTAAACGTGCAGATGGTTCTACTTCTCAAAGAGGACTTTGGGATAACATTAGAGCTAATAAAGGATCTGGTAAAAAACCTACAGCTGCAATGCTGAAACAAGAACGTAAAATAAAATCTAAAAAGAAATAGTTATGATGCAACCAAAACCTAAAAAACCTGTAGTTAAAAAAACTACTACTACTCCTAAAAAACCTAAAAGTGTTTCTGAGAGAATTGGAAACCTAACACTACGAGATGTTAAAAATGCTGGTGAAGATGCTCTTCAGCTTTCTACACTTGGAGTTTATGGTAAAATTAAAAAATCTCTTGGAGGTGAATATAAACATAAAAAAATAGGAGAAAAAAAATATGGTGGTAAAGTTACCAAAGCTAAAAATGGTAAATCATTTCCTGATCTTAATAAAGATGGAAAGATTACAAAAGCTGACATCCTTAAAGGACGTGGTGTTATAGCTAAGAAAGGTGCTGCAGTTAAGAAAGCTAAAACTGGTACATCAATGAAAAAATGCAAATATGGCTGCAAGTAAATCAATGACTTCTGGTAAAGCTAAGAAGAGTGGTAAGCCTAGAATGGCTCCTAAGGTCGCTCCTCCTAAACCAATCAATGGAAATTTTATGAGAGAAGCAGATGTTATTCGAAAGAGAACAAGTGCTCAACAACCTATGAAAGCTAAAAGATTATCAAAATAATAAAGCCTCCAGATAACGGAGGCTTTTTTGTTTTCTATCTAAGAGTGTTATACACTGATAGCACTTTATTTATATATGATTTGTTTTTTGCTTTCTGGTAACATTCATGTGCAAACACACCATCAGCATCATATCTATTTAGTACCCATCGTGTATCTCCTACACAATTTACAGATGTTACAAAATTGTGACTATCTATGTTTCCTACAGATACATTAGTTCCTTCTAGTCTAATTGTTCCATCTTTGTTAGCTTGTTTAAAAGAAATAAAGTCTTCATCAGATTCATTCTTTATATTGTCCCATAGATCAGGATGCATCTCTGTATCATCATCATTGAAATATATATGTCCATGAGTCACTAAATCAAGAGCAAAGTTTCTTTGAGCATTACCTGATGTACTATTAGCATCTTTAAGAGCATACCATTCACAATTATCAGGAATGTTTTCTGGCATTTCTAATAGATCAAATACCACTATCCATCTATATTGATCTCTAGGGATATTTATACTCTTAGAAATAACATGTAGATTTTCTGGTCTACAAGACGGTGTTATAATATTTAAGAACATGGCTTATCGTTTCTATGTAATAAAAGTAGTTTGTCATTATTCCATCCAGGAGAATGTTTCAAATCATGATTAGCAAATATGAATGTAGCAGAAGAGAAATAATCTGATAGATGACTTATTGCTTTTGAATAATCTTCTTCATTAGCATCAATAAATATATCTTCTACAATTAAAAATCCTCCAGGTTTCAAATGTCTATATGCTACATTGATAAACTTAATCTGATCTTCAAATACATGTGTACTATCGTCCATTAGTATGTCAAATTCACTTCCTGCGTCAGTTAATCCTTCCTCAATAGATTTTGGATTTGTAACGTTCATTTTAGCATAAATGCAGTTTGGAATGTTATCACTAATTGCTTTATCTAATCTACTATCAAACCATTCAAATCCATATAATTTAGCATTAGGAAAGAATTCTCTCCAGGAAAGCATAGAATGATTTTCTAATATACCTAGTTCTCCTACACGTATGTTATTATATCTAATGTTAGAGAACAATAAACTGTATATAGCAGTGTATGCATGTTTGTGTAGATTCTTATCAGTGTTGTATGGAGATTTATCTGTTGGATACTTCACACCAAGCATACATAATTCTGTAAGAGAATTAGTTGAATCTATTGATATACTATTTATTTGCATTGATGTAGTCTTTTAGCATTTGTGCATAGTTCTTATTCCATTGAGGAGTGAGATGAACATCTCCTGTAGGGATCTGTCCTTTTCTTCTTAATTGTTCTACATATTGACTATGTCTTTGTATAACATTAGGTCTATCTGCAGTGTCTGTTCCCATACCTGATTGATGATATCCTCTACCGCCCCACATATAAAACCAAGAACATTCTTCATTAGGAGGATCAGCTAATACCACTTTATCTCTTCCTAAGTTATGTATAGCTACAACTAACGTCATATCTCCACCAGCGTTCTCTATTGGACTCTTACCAATTTCTTCCCAAGCTTTCTTGCTATATACAATACCTGAGTTACCAAGAGCCATCAATTCTGTTATATTAGGTTCATTATAAAAGACACCATTTTGCCAGTGTAATAGATTAGCATCTGGTCTCCAAAACTTAGCTATATTAGATAGATGATTAGACAAAGCTACATCATCATCATCCCATACAGCAATTAATTCTCCAGAACATCTCTCTATAGCATAGTTTTCTTTTTCTCCTATAGTAGAGAATGTTTCATCCAGATTATAAATTTTTATTTCTGGATGATCGTACACCAATTTTTGAAGAGGATAATCATTAACTATAATAAGTTCTTTCTTACCTGGATACTCTTGTATGAGGAAGCTTTGTATTGCTTCCTCAAGAGTATCTACTCTTCCATAAGTGATGCATTTGCAACTGATAAAAGGATATTTTTTATTTTCCATATTAGTAAATGTGTATTATGTTATTAAAACATTCTTTGCTTCCATTAAAATTTAATAATGGTATATATTTATTATTTTTATTCATGTTTTTTAATTTTATTTCTAAATTATATATAGTGTCTGAGTCTCCTTCAATAATTTTTAATACATTGTAATTATAAGGCATTTCTTTTTTAGTTTTAAATCTTAAACCAATAGGTACAAAAGTTCTTCCTATTTTATAAAATTTTTCTGTTTCATTATAACATTCTATAATATAAAGTTTAAATGATTCAAAATTTTTAGAAGTTTTACTATTTTTATACCAATTAGATTTTGTCCATCCTGTAGGATTATTTGAATGATAATTTGAAATATTTAATTTTTTACATATAGGACATCCTCTTCCATTTAAGTGAGAATTGGCTTCTTGATTAAATTTTCCATGAACGTTACATATAATTGTTATTTTTTTATTTGCAGATATATAATCAACTAAAGAGTAATTGTATTTAGAATTATGAATTTTATTAGCTTTATTTTTAAAATAATAATTTTTATCCAATGATGAATTTATAGATGGAGTAATTCCGTTTAGTAAATGTTGTTTTCTTATTTTACATTTTCCAAATTCATCTTCTATTATAACATTATTTCCAACTTCTTCTAAAATATTAATAGAAGAAGATGGAAATTTTTTCTTGTACTCTTTAAGAAATTTAGAAAAAGAAACTAATCCCATATATGGACTATGTCAAATATAGAAACTAACATAACATCTTCATCCTCTGATAAAGGAATGATTAATGTTTTATCTCTTAATGCTGTAGGATCTACTAACACTTCACAACCAATAACAAGATCTGGATCTGTAATAGCTGTTCCTACACTGTGCACTTTCAATCTACTCATTTTTTTAAGTAGTTCTTTTTGTAAAGCTTCTTTTGTATTCTCATCTACAATAAGCTTACTCTCTTCTTTCTTTGGCATCTCTAAATAGATGCGGTTTCCTAATAATTTTGCCATGGTTT